ATGTTTGAAGCTCCACCACTTTATAAATCTCTTTATCTTTCTTCATCTCAACTTAGTACGTTATCTGTTGAGGATATTTTGGATAAACAAATTTCTTTGATTAGCCTAAACTTAGATTCGACCGTTGCTCACTTGTTCAGTAATTGGTTAGAAAGAAATCCTGAGTTAATTCTCGGCGAATCTTCTTCTAAGAATGATGGCAGGTGGGGGCTTGAATGGAATATTACCCTGAATACAGCATTCTTTAGCTTGGATTATGAGTACTCAGATGGATGTGTGAATGGGGGTTCGGTAAGTCCAAATTATAATCCTGTACCTGAATTGTCAGAGTATCAGTTAAAGAATACCCCTACGATATTAGAGCTTTATTTGGGCTTTTTGAAAAAGTATCCAAAGAATATGAATGCCATTACAGCAAAGCCTGAACCTGAATTAGACCGTTTTACATATTTGTCCAGGATCCATCCAAAATCTCTGTATATTGATGGCAAGTTGAATTATAACCTTTACCGTTCTTAAGAAGTTAAGATCACTTTAAAAATAGTTTGGCAACGATTCAATTGGAGCTGAATGTATCGCGTAAATTGGTAATTGATTGGTACAAGTGAGCCTTATCAGATAACAGCTTTCCTTTAAGTTTCAAATGGATCTTTTTATGTCTAATGCTCGGATTAAGAATGCTTTTGACGAAGCTATTTTTTTAATGGATCAAAGTATAGCTTATTTTGAAAGCGCCAAAGTCTTAGTTGATAGCCCAAGTGAATATACTTCTATGCCTATCATTACTTTGCAATCTTTTAGTCTTGAGTGTTCCCTCAAGTCATTGTTACTTTTAACTTGTGGTAAATATCCATCAAGTCATGATGTCTTGGATCTTTTCGAACGTTTACCAGAAGATGAGAAAAAAGCTTTGTTAGGAGAGTTTCTAGATCTTACTGAGGTAGATTTAAAAAATGCTCTAACTGAGATTCGAAGAGATTTCATTGGGTCACGTTATTACTTTGAAGATTTTAGAAAGTCTTATGTTGGTAGAGCATTTTCTACAGGTTATTTAGAAGCTGTGGCAAATTTTTTTATTGATTACATTAAGGATAATGGTGATTCTATTTATCAACAATATGGTTCTGGCAGTAGCGTTACATGTAGTCCTCATGTAATGTTGTCTACTAAACTAGAACGATAAAAATTATGAAAGCACTCTCGGTAATAGAACTTGCTAAACTTTATGGTCTAAACCGCCAAAGCATCTACAAGCGTATAAATAAAGGCGATATAAGTAAAAACAGTGATGGAAAAATTGACCTTGCGGAAGCAATACGTGTCTTTGGTGAACCGTCACAACGAAAAACTGAAAACGTCACGCTACAGTCACAGGCGACACAAAAGTCGGCAGAACTAGACATCATGCGACAGCAGGTAGACATGCTTCAAAAACAGCTTGAGCTGGCACAAGAGCGTGAAAAATTTCAACGTGAACAATTACAGGCTAAAGACGGGAACGGCTGAGTTAGAAGCATTCATGGCTGAGCTTATGTCAGGTAATCAGTCAGAGCCTAAAATCACTTGGGATGATATAGAGATCAAGGATGAACTGCCAACCACAGTCGTTCAGGGTATGCCATTCCAAACCGCTTGTGATGTTTTGGACGAGTACGCCAACCGAGAAAGCATCAAACTGTTTACCTACAATCCCAGTTAATTGCGGAAATCCATTCATCACTTGTTACTCACTGTTAAGTGTTGAGTGAATATTAAATGTAATTATCTGGAAATATATAGTAAGCGATAACTAATAATTTGGATTCTATCTACTGTTTTTTATTTTTTAAAGAGTATAAAATAATTATTAGTAATTGCTTATAAATAGTGCTAATTCGCGTTGTAATGCGCTATATTTAATTTTATTTTCAACTTGAGTGTTTCTTTATAAAAATTTTTTTAACGCATTTAGCGCGTAAATTAGAAGCAGGGAAATAGTGTTTTTGACATAGGCAAAAATAAAGGGAGTTTGACACTCCCTTTTTTACCGCTTTTACTATTATTTTTCGCTTGGAAAGAGATCAGCTTTCATCTTGGCTAAAATTAGCGACTGCTCATTTGGAATTAGCTTATTTCCTTCTTTTGTTGCAATTTTTAATAGGGGGAACATTTGGAGCATCTGTCCCGCCTGCGCTCGCGCTGTACCTTCTGAATAATGTGCATTCAACAAGTTGTTATACAGATTGCCACCTTTGCCAGTTGTAATATAACCATCTGTAATGATCGTCTCAAAGGCGATTCGCATGACCTTATTTAAGTTTCCACCGTTCTTGAAATAGGTGAACAAGATAATGACCTTCTCAGCTACTTTCTTTTGAACTGTCTCTACATTACCCCGTGTACCAATTACCGTCGGTTGGTTGTTCAGGATACGTAACAGGTTTTCTTGTTTTTCTTTAAGCTTGTCATTTGGTAAATCAATATCACTCGCTTCAAGAAGAATCATGTCTGCACTACCACCTAGACGGTCTAAGAGAACTTCTGACTTCTTGGAGTTGTAGTGTGTCACACGTTGCTGTGTAGATTTAGGTTTCTCTTTTGCAGCTTTATTTTCTGTTGTCACTTTCTGAGGTGCGCTATCTTGCTTTTCTGGAACAATTGGCTGTTCTGTTTCTTCTGCTTCAAGATTTAAATCAAGTTCTTCCTCGTTAATCAGATCGTCAAACGCGCCATTATTTAAGTTGTCCAATAACTCAACATCATGCAACTCTTCATCGACTAGCTTTTCATCTTGAACAGCAGCAGATTCGGCTGTTGGCTCTAAAGCCATGTCGAGTTCTGATTCATCAATATCAAGTTGATCAAAAAGATTAGATATAAGTAATTCATCATCTTTTACTTGATTAGTAGCTTTTGCGTTCATACTTACATACCTTTATTAGTTGAAGTTATTGCAGTTTTCTTGCTGCTGTATGTAGTTTATTGAGCGCCGTGTGGATAAGAAGCGAAATGATGGCGATGTTGTAGGTAAAGTAAAATAATAAGATTCAGTGTGTTACCACACTGAATCGAAATTGGTCTTCGGTTTGAAGGTAATTGACGGGAGATTTTCTTCTATTAGTCCCTCGACCGTAATTTGTTCATGAATGCACTTGGAAAGATTGTCCTCACTATAGGTAAAGTTACCTTCTTCATCGTAATAACATTTGGAGTATTTCAAGAGGATATCTTCATATTCCGCATCGGCTGATGACCGCCGGTTGTACGTCTTGGATAAAGGTTCTTCATACCATCGGTCATCATTCCGTTTATTCAAGATCGCAATTTTAAAGATAGGATATTGTGACTTGTAGTGGCTGGAGACTATCTTATCGCTGATTTCACCGAGCCATATTAATTGCACACATAGATTTTCATTTTGAAATTCGCGCACCGAAAACATGTTTAGCGGCAAAGTGTCTGGTTCGTTTTCGGCATGCTTTCTAAAAACTTCCTCAAAATGGGCACGTAACTTTTCATATTCTTCCTTAGAAATCTCTTTGCTAAACATGTCAAAGTAACGCGCCATTATTTTTCTCCTTCATTTACGGTATCGTCGTGTTTACTCATAGGTAAGTTTTCTCATAACTTCGCCAACTGTCTGTTGGGCGTAATACAAATCAAGCTCAAACCCATATTTGATCAATACATCTAAATCGATATATCCAAGCTCCGGATAACCGCCATTAAGTCTGATTACTCCATATGCTTGAGTATGAGGTGGACCAGCAACGTCTAATTCAACGATGTAAACGTCGCTATCTCCCTTGAAGTAATGCATTTGGCATATTGCGTTGTCGCCTTGGCCGTCTGTTTGATAGGTAACAGGGCATTTGGCTACGATGTCATCGACTTTGATAATCAAGTCTTTGTAATGCTCACTCTCAACACCTTTGGTTCCTGATAGAAGGCAGGCGATTTGAGGGTCTGACATAACTTTGCGCAGATTGCCAATACGGCTAAAAATACTTTCAGTAATAATCATAACGTAATACCCATTAATTATAAATAAGTGCTTACTTATTATTGCAATCAAAATTAGGCATTCAATGCTTGCTGATTGGGTTTGATTTTATTAATAAGCGCTTGGAACTCTTTACGGTGTCGGTCTTTGACGTCGGTCCACTTCACGTCCGAAAGGCTAACGATCGGTTTAAATTCGCCATGCCCGGAAGTGTAAATATCAATTGAGCCAACTGGATCTGAAAAGACAATGGTTCCATCACTACGTTGCATTAGATTTGCCGCATGGATGTCATAAAACGCATCACCGTAACTGCCTACGAAATTATTTAGCTTTTCGAAGTAAGGTAAGAGGGTAGGAACGTCCTTCAGTTGAGGAAGCTGATTTGCCATTTCAATGAGAATTTTAGCTGTGGCACCTCGAACACTTATACCGTGCTCTAACCCTGCAAGACGGCGGCGCAATTCATATGTAAGGTTTAAGGCAAGGCTGCGATTAGGACCTTTTGAAATCTTCTCAAGGCGCTCTACTTCAAACAGAAATAATGGAACTAATTTTTTATTTGGTTTTGTGAGGTTTGTTTCTTTCACATTCTTGCCAACCAGGTATTCACCAACTTGGCCATAGTTTTTGATTAATTTAGGTGAGTGAATGTCATCAATCTTAATTGCTTCGTCGTTAAGCATGTAATAAGTGGCTGGACAGGCAGTCAATTTAAGAACGGTATTGGGATTTCCGCTTTCAAAGACACCTGAAAACATGCCGCTTGCAATGAGTTTTCTACCTTTTAAAGCCTCATGTGTTTTTCTAACGGTTGTCACACTTGAGTCATTCATCAATAAAATTTTCATATCCAATCAATTCATTTCTTAATTAGCAAAACGTTAAGTTATTTTAGTCAGCTAATTGTTAAGTTGATTGGAAAAAGCAAAGGCGGCATGACTTACCCGAAGAACTGATAAATTAAGGCTGCCAACTTATTACTTTAGATTTAAGCATAAGAAATATCCTCTTTTTGATTTAAGCTTTCTTAAGTACATTGGTTGGTAATACAAAGCTCGTTTTGTTTCTTCAATCATAATCATAAAAAGCCCTGTATGATCAGGGCATTAATAAAGGCGTTCAATTGAACGCCTTTTAATCCATCTTAAACAGTTTTAGACCATTCAGCTTGCGCCTTACAAAAACTGCATCAGCTCCACCTTTATAGGGAATTTTATTGTTTTGAACGAGAATGTTTAAAACTACATTGTCAAAGGAGGAATACTTCACTCCCTCCAATTCCTTTTCATAAGCCATTATCAGTGACTTTTCGAAGTTTTCGCCAATAAAAGAACATTCAAAATATTCTTCCATGTCTTCGCAATAAACATTAAATCGATATGTAATCTTCACTTTATATTTCCTGTATTTCAGGAAATAGCAAAAATTGGCAAACCCAATAAAAAAGTAGAGTGTAGAGAGGAGGTAATCTTTTAACTCGAAGAAGGCTTTGTAGAATGAATATGCAGAAGCTAAAGCTGCTGCTGCTAATCCAAGTAGCAGAAGCCCTTTTAAAATATCCTGCCATCTTCGCAATGAGCAAAGATGATTATTTAACTGATGTAGAACGGCCACAAATAAGTCTCCAGAAAGTTAAAAGTCTTAAATAAGCTGCGTAATACCAAGTAAGTCTCCTAGTGAGAGGGAGGCGATTTCCTAAGTGACCTGCTGAATTAGCAGCCTTAGCAATGCGTTCATTTCCAAACTCTTTAGGAAGGGTTTGAGAATTAGAGCCATATTTGGTATTCATTTCTTTAATGATTTGTTGGCAATCTTTTAGACTTAATGGAGCCTTTTCAAGGTGTCCTTTTGACTGTGCCTGATGAGCCTTTGCTCGCTGTAATTTACGTTTACGTTGCTTTCGATTCATAGTCTTTCCTCATAGCTTGATTTAATAGCTTTTTTGCGTCTTGCGAGACGCCAAGGTCTATATCTGATGTCGTAACAGCCCTTACATGTGGCGGTGAATCGTTTTGATCTACCGTTTTTGTTGGTGTGCCACTGCCAGTAAAAGAACTCTTCATCCAAGGGGAAGTAAGATTTGCATTCGATGCATAACTTCTCCTTTCCTAAGTCCGTATAGATGAATCTAGGTAGTTTTTCTTTCATACTTCCACCTGAAAGAAACCTCGCTCTCTTGCCTTAAAGAAGCACTGCATCATCACGTCTACGTCATACGATGCAGCGTGTGCTGCTGATGCGTCATATTCAACGCCTAACGAAAAACACAAATCTGCTAACTTTGGGTATTTGCCATCAAACGTTGCCCAACGGCCATATTCCATCGTGCAGAAAGAAGAAACTTTCTTAGGCGTCATGCCTGCACGTTTCAGTTCAGTTGCGATAAAAGGGCCATCAAATGCAAAGTTATGAGCCACCAACAAAGAGGCGTGATTTACGATTGAGGCAACTTCTTCTGCTATATCTACAAATTTTGGGCAACCGATAAGGTCTGAATAGGAAATGCCATGCACCGCTTGAGCTTTTGGATCAATGTTTCGTTCAGGATCAATTCGCTGTACGAATTCCTCTAGCTTTGCGCCGTCCAAGTCATATTTAATGAGAGCGATTTCAATAATCTTGTCGCCATTTTCTACTTCTAGCCCTGTCGTTTCAGTATCGACTCCAAGAATATATGGAATCATAGCTAACACTCCGAAATATAAGCAGTTATTTAACTTTCGTTTTGAAATATAGCATTGATAAATAAGGATATCGCAGGGATATATATTTATATCCCTGAAATATATTATAGTAAGCTCTTACTAATAATCTTGATTCTTAAAAATTCATTTAATGCGGTCTAAATACTTACCATAGGTAATATGATTGCATTTAGAGCATTTCCATTCACTGCGGGCATAACCCATGTTGATAATTTCATCGCCATGAATGGCATTATTCCTGTCTCTCCCCAATTCGTGTTTCGATGGCTGTAGCAGGACGAATCATTTCTAAAATGCATCTGCGGCTACCTTTGGCAAAATAAGCGTAACCATCTTCAATAAGTTCAATGGTTTCGGTGCGATCAGGCATAAAGTCATCCACATAGACAACCGTCTGACCTACGTAGAAGGAAGTGCCAGTAATATTTGAATAATCCCTATCTAATGCAGGAGCTTGGTTAGAACGCGCATTCTGGTTTTCTTGGATGGCATTAAACGTTTCTTTGCAAAAATCGGCTTCTGTGTGGGTAATTGCGCAAACAAAAGTCATTGAAATAGCGAAAAGGGCGATAACCCAGTTAAATAAGGTGCTATTAAAAAGAAACGTCAGGATTGCAGCGATAATGCATACAAAAAAAGCATAGAAGGAGTTATCAACGCCATGATGCGGTTTTCGCTCTTTCTTTGGTTTTTGAGTGAGTTTAATTACTGTCCAGATTGCAACGATAAAACCAAGTCCTAACATTGCTCCGGTCAGGAATTTATCGAATAGCATTAGCCAATGAATTTTTAATGGAAAAATAAAACAACTATTCATCGCATTATCCCTCTTTAGCTGTTAATACAAAATCTTTCGTTCCAATAATATTTTCTAAATCATCAACTGATTCTTTGAACCATTTGATAGCTTGCTCAATAATTCCGCCTTCTTCACTAGAAATCATTGCAAAACCAAAAGCTTTCGTCATGAGAAAAACCTCATTTACACTTTACTTACAAATAGATAGTAATGATTTTCTTTTGGAACAAAACTGTTCGTGAAATTTATCCAGTAAATGAAAGCCACCCGAAGGTGGCTCTCTCTGAGTAGGGCAACTCAATTAATTATAAGCACAATAATAAAGTAAGTGCTTACTAATAATCTAGCCCCAAATAAAAATTATTGCGGGAGACTTGAAGGGGTGAAGTATGCATTAAAACCACTTTCCGAACTGTTCCAGTTAAAGACACGATCATTATCCATATTTCGTAACATTGAACGGGCCAATGCGTCTGAACATACGGCAACTCGACGTTTTAAATTGGTCACATTTCTTGGGATATAAAACATCGGTACTTCGTTTACTCGTTCATCATTAATCAGACCAAAAATAAGCGAATTTAGATGTTCAATAAACCCTAAAGCGGTGGGTGCAGATTTTTCATCCTCTTTAAGTTCAATGCCCGGCTGAACCAGCAAGATGCCGATACAGTGATCTCGTGCTACCTGCGCACAGCGGTCGATATATCGCATAAGGCGCTTAGATTGTTCCTCAGTAATATCAGGTCCAGCATGTATCAACGCGTATGCCATAAGATCAATAGGGGAGCGATCCGCTACTGCATCGATGTGGTAATTGGCTTCATAAATGTCATTCAGGCGCTCAATGAGGTGTTCCTGAACTTTCATTCGCTCATCAAAGCTATAGCTCTGATTAGCTGAATTAAAGCCAATTTCCTTTTGCAATCTAGTAATCGACATAGGGATAAATTTTGCCCCTGAAACTCTGGCAAATTCTTGAGCCAAAGTAGTCTTGCCGGTTCTATGACTGCCACATAATGCAAAAATCATGCTTCCACCTTATCCGCACGAGCTTGGGCTTGCTCATTTGAATAAGTGCCTTTGCTATAGCGCTTACCCAATTTTGCCATATTCGCCGCAATCGTTTCCTCACGGCTTACCCCGATGATTTGACGGATTCGCTCCATGAAGAACTCTAAATCACCAAGTTCTTCAATCACGTTTTCACGATCTAGCGGTTTGCCGTAAATTGCATGTTTCTTGATTGCGTCAAGAAGTTCACCAGATTCACCTGAAACACCGACACCCATGTGAAGTAAATCGGCTTGCTCTGGTGTCATATCATTCAGGATGTCCTGACCTTTTTTCACCAAAGCCGTGACCATTTCGCTAAAAATGATTTGATCAGCCAACTTTGTTCTCCAAGTTAGTTACACGCGAATTCAAGCTATTGATTGAATTGCCTTGAGTGACATTCACTCCTTCTGCATTATTCATGCGGCTTGTCAAAGTTGAAATTGAGGTGCTTTGACTAGCGTTAGTGTTTTCAACATTTGTAACGCGATTAGCAAGAGTATTAACGGAAGCAACATCAGCCTTTTGAGTCAATTGGCTCTTAAGGTTGTTAATTTCCATTTCGATCTGTTCGTTAGTCATAGTCATGTGCTATCTCCTGTTAATGACATAAACGGTTTAGACTTTTATTTTCTTTTTGACCTCAAGGCCTTCATTACCTGCGGCTTGATAAGCTGCGGTCAAATGCTCAATTGCGGCATCAATGTGGCGATTAAATTCAGGATTGATGCGCTCTAGGTAATACTGATGCCTAGTCAGGTGGTCATTCACCATGCTTAAAAGGACATAAGATGTATGTAATGCCTCATGTCTGAACCACTTAGGATTTACCTTCGTTTTACTCATTACCCGTTCATCTCCTGAAAGACTTCCGTTAATGCTTTTCGTGTTTTGATAGCGCGCGCAATTTCGACATTGTTATCTTCAATGCGAGTTGTAGCGGATCGAATTAATTCATTTTGAACATCGTTGTCCTCTAGCAGGCGCTCTTCTAAATCGAAAAGCTCACTCAGCTTTTGCTCAAGATCAGCCGTGATATGGCGAACTGTTTTAGGCTTGACTTGGCCCATGCCAACTTTTTCTTCAAGATGTTCGGTAGCTTTACTTTGTCCAATTCCAAAAATATTCATGACTTACTCCTTGTTTTTCGATAAGAAGATTTCTGCTTCAATGAATTTGCGATGTTGTAACCAGCCTTTTAGATTCCCGTGCATTGTTGGGTTGGCATACTTTTCCGTGCGGTGATCAAAGCTGTCAGGTGTTGCTTGGTGCTCAAAAGGTGAAGCATGCAAAGGTTCAGCTCCGACCAAGCGTTCGCAAAGTTTTAAATCTTCACCAACATTTGATTTATTGCTGTAATGGTTCAAGAAAGAGACGCGGCAACAACGGGCACCAGATACCTTTTTTAATACCTCGATTTTGTGCTGCTTCCGTTCCTCGTCTGTGATGTATGGCAAATGCCATTCGCCTTTCTTTAGCTTTCTAGGTGTCGAAGTCCGCATTGCTTTATCCATCAGGTAAGCAACTGCGAAGATTTCAAACTGGGCATCTTCATGGATACGGAGATCGAAGAAGTTATCCAAATCCGTAGAGCTGAGAACTACATGCATAAATTGCCAAGGCATCAATAAACGATTGGCCGTTTGCTTGTGTAGACCTAACTTCATTAAGAACCACACAACACCGCACATCAGGCGACCTGACCATTTCCATGCAAATCGACAAAGGCGAATCTTGCGTTTAGAGAACTCTTCATTAGCCTGCATACCAGACTTGTTTTTGCCCCAAAACATTGGATAAGCCGGATTGTTCCAGACTTGCTGAATGATCTTAGAGACAGGAATAGCGCGGTTTGATGCTGCATTACGGCTAAATACACGGTGAGTCATCATTTCGGCATGTATTGGTAACCAATACATAAGTTGAAAGGTGACAAGGCGATCGCCGTATTCATTGATGCTGTCTGCCAAGATTTTTACTTTGATTTGACCTTCCTCGATTGCTTTATCAATGAGGTGTAAGAGGTCGAAGTTAGTAATTTCCAATTTAGCCCCCTTACCAAGTCAACGCACCGCCAGCTTTGTAGTCTGTGACGCGAGTTTCGAAGAAGTTCTTTTCAGCAGTATTAGGTTTAGAGAACTGCTCAACCCAAGGGAACGGATTTTTTACACCTGGATAAGGCACAAACGGCGCTTTAATTTGCTCAGCACGGACGTTCGCCAGATGCTTAATGTAGTCCTCAATAGCTTTAGGGTTTGTCACGCCTTGAGTGATGTATTTACCCCAACCGATTTCCATTTCAGATGAAATCAAGAAGACTTCAAGTGCTTTTTTCCAGAAGGATTGGGTAAAGACTTCTTTGTTTTCGTGACGTAGGGTGTCTAGCATGTGCGCAAACAAATCAAGGTGCGTCCCTTCTTCATCACGTTGGATATAGCGAATCATGTCGGCTGAACCTAACATTTCACCCTTATCGGCAAGCAGGTAGAACGAAAGGAAGCCAGAGAAGAAATAAACACCTTCAAGCAAGACATTTGATACGCACGAAAGGGCAAAGCCTTCAGCCGAGAAATTTTCACCGAGTAATCGCGACTGCTTGAGAATGAACTCGTTTTTCTTAGCCAATAAACCGTCACGCTCAAAGGTCATGTACACGCTCATTGGGTCGAGACTAACTGTCTCAATAATTGTTGCGTATGATTTGACGTGTAGCGCCTCTTCCCATGCTTGGCGCGACAAACACATGGCAACTTCCGGAGAGGTAACGTGTTTTGCAATATTCTGGTTGATGTTGTTGAATTGAATGCCGTCTAGGTTTGACAAAAAGGCTAATGCTTTATCAAACATGAAACGATCTGCGGCATTTAAACGGTTATAACTGGCAACATCATCTGCCATATTTACGACATGCGGAAACCACGTATTATTTTCCATGCGGTCGAGAATGCCTTTTGCCCATGTATGCTTCATTGGGCTAATTGCCATTAGGTCATCCTTGGGACCCAAAATCAGACGTCGGTCGTTAATACGATTTGCGTAAGTCATAATTTCTTTGATACTCACAAATAAAATAGGGATGAACTTTTCATCCCTATCATTATAGTAAGCGCTTACTAATATTTACGCCTAAATTAAAAAAGTTTTACTGGCAGCTTTCGCAGTCAGGATCGAGAATTGAACACATCTTTGGCGCACTTTCAGTAGGTTCCGAAAGTTTTCCTAAAGCTGCGTTAGCTAATTCCGCAATAACTTTGGTACGCATTGAAGCGCTCTTTTCCGCATCAGATTGATTGCGTAAGTAGTAAGTGGTTTTCAAGCCAAGTTTTTTAGCTGTCGTATACCACAAATCTAAATCACGACCAGTTGTACCTTGTTTTGCAAAGAGGTTTGTTGATTGAGATTGGTCGATCCACTTCTGACGTACTGCCGCAGCTTTAATGATATAAAGTTGGTCAGTGTAATACGCCTCTTTGAGCAGATGGTATCTATCTCCAATATGCTTGATGGCAGGGTCGACGACTTGATAAGTACCGCCAAGGTTAGACTTCAAGAATTCAAGCAAGAACGGCGGTTCTGTGCATTGAGTTGTTCCTGCAATATTCGAAATCGTTGCAGTCGGCGCAATCGCCATAACGTTCGAGTTACGCATCCCTTTTTTGACTTTTTCACGTAAAGCCTCCCAGTCGAATCGACGAGGTTGATCAAAGAATGGTTTGCCGTCTTCCATCAATTTGGCGTTATCGATTGGTAAGATACCTTTAGACCAGTTAGAACCTTCAAATGATGGATATGAACCGCGTTCTTGAGCCAAGTCTGCTGAAGCCTCGATAGCAAAGTAAGAAATTGCCTCAAACAATGCGTCAGCTTGCTTTAAGTGTTCTTCGCTTTCGAAATCCACACCTTGTTTTACCAGCCATTCGTAATAACCCATCACACCCAAGCCGATAGGGCGGTGTTTGAAGTTAGAGTTGGATGCGCGGTCGCTAGGGTAGTAATTCACGTCAATTACAGAATCCAAATTACGAATAGCCAAGCGGATAACTTCACGTAATCTTTCTAAAGGATTTGGAGCTGACATTACTTGTGAAAGGTTAATAGAACCTAAATTGCATACCGCTGTTTCGTCTTTAGATGTATTTAACGTAATTTCAGTACACAAGTTACTGTGATGAATAACGCCTGCATGTTGTTGAGGATTACGGCGGTTACATTCATCTTTGTAAGTGATCCAAGGATGACCTGTTTCAAATAAATTGGTTAACAAATGGCGCCATACCTGAATAGCCGGAAGTTGGAAATCATATTCACCAGCGGCTTCTAGTTCTTCATAGCGTTTAACGAAATCTTCGCCGTAAAGTTCATGCAATTCAGGGAAGCGTTTAGGCGAGAAGAAAGACCACATGGCATTTGGATCTTCTTTGCGTTCGATCAAGAGATCAGGAACCCAAGCGGCAGGGAATACGTCATGAGCACGGCGGCGGTCGTCACCAGATTCTCTTTTAAGCTCACAAAACGCCATAAAGTCTGGATGCCAAGCTTCTAAGTATGGGGCAACCGAACCCTTACGTTTACCGCCTTGGTTTACGGCAACTGCGGTATTGTTCTGGACCTTGATATATGGAACTACACCACTTGAAATACCATTGGTTCCAAAAATTAATTCATTTTCACCGCGTACTGGCGTCCAGTCTGTACCAATACCGCCCGCAAACTTAGAAAGTAACGCCGTTTCTTCAATTGCTCCAAAAATAGAAGCAAAGCGGTTATCACCTTCATCAGCAGCAATGGTGTCTGAGACTTGGTTCAGGTAACAGCTTGATAACTGAGGATGTAACGTACCAGCATTAAATAGGGTTGGGGTAGAGGAGACGTATTCTAATTTCGAATAAAGCTCATAATAAGCCAGCGCTACAGAAGTACGGATTTCAGGTTTTTCTTTTAAGGCAACACCCATTGCTACACGCATCCAGAAATGCTGTGGCAATTCGATAATATTACCCGACATATTGCCTGTTTCTTTCTCTAGGCGAATATCGCGATTGGCACGAATAAAGTAACGGTCGGCTAATGTATCAAGCCCTAAGTAGTGGAATGATAAATCCCGCTCAGGCTTGATAGCGGCATTAATGCGCTCAAGGTCATAGTTTAAAAGTTCAGGGTCCAGCAGTTTTAAAGAAACGCCTTTTTCTAAATAATCTTTGATATGAGGATACTGAAAGCCACCACCGCTGACTTTGCCGTCTTCACCGCATACGGTTTTATATAAATCTAACAGCAATAAACGCGCAGACACCAAAGATGCATCAGCTTTGGTTGCAGACACTAACTTAGCAGCGCCTTTAATTAATGCCTGTTGAATGTCACTGGTTTTGATACCGTCATAAATTAGTAAAATTGCCTTATCAATCACTTCTTGCGATTCGACCGACGTTCCATCTACAGCCCAGTTGACTGCTTTTTCAATTTTTGATGGTGAAAAAGGTTCTGTCGCGCCATTTCGCTTGGTTACGTTCATATCGTTTCCTTAGTTAGTGAATTACCACTCAACGATGCCGTTTAGTGGGGTTTTTGGTTTAGAAGATTTCTCTTCTTTTGGTTCTAAATTCGTGTCTTGCTTTGCTTGTGGTTTTTTCGCAATGTCTGAGTGATCAGTGTATTCATTTGCATAAAACTTATTGATTACACGCTTCTTCATTGCGTCAGCCACCTTGTTGATCTCTGCTTCTATCCTCGCTTTCTCTGCGGCTTTTCTGATAGTTAGCAAAATATCTTCGCGCGATGAGTCTTTGAATTGTTCACGCTGTATTTCGGTATTAATTCGGCGAGCATGTTCAGCAACCTTGTTCCAGTTTATGCCCTGCATTGCTTCCTTCGTAGCTCTCGCCATCCCCTCTAAACTAGAAAAATCTTTGCTCATGTGAACCTCGAAAGATCATAAGCGCTTACTCATGCAATTATAGTAAGCGCTTACTAATAATTAAATGCAAAATTTAAATTTTTTCTGCACGAGTAGCTAAAAATGCATTCCGCATCATGCCAGCAGAAAATCTAAATTCATCGGTATTAATGCCAGCCTTGATCGCAAATGTCGCGTCAGCCAAATGCTCATTACTTTCTTTCAATAACATTTCCCCATTTCGCTTGTGCATTAGCCACTTGGCTTCTGGATGTTCTGTAAAGGCAGCTTCAATCATTTCGTGCTTGGTGGCTGTTTTAATGCCCGTACCGGCGAGTTTTACTTCAAACGGGGTTAATTGAATCATCGGCACTGGACAAGCTGACAAAATACCGATGCAGATTCCATAAGAAGACATGGCTCTTGCGGTTTGTGATCCAGTTGGTATCTCTACGAAAGCAAATGTCACCTTATGTTTGTTGATCATATGCATCATGCCGTCATGCAGGATTTTGGCACGTCTTAGATCATCCGAGTTCTTACGTACAGTCTTTTTGGTTTCCTTGCTGCTTTCGGTTTGGGCCAACATCATGTCCTTAATTTCGAAAGGATAGTCATCGTTTGAAATGTCGATTTCAGCAACGACTAATCCGAAGTTTCTTAAAGATGGATCGATTCCGATGGCTTTAATTTTCATACAAACTCCCAAGTCTGATATGTTCCGACGTTTTCGAATAAATTAATTAAATAAATAATTAAAATATTCTCGGTTAAAGATATTTATATATTCGTTAGTGACGGAATTACCCATGTCACCCAAGTTGCGGCTTACCATGATTCAATACCACGGTTTGCATACGCTCTTTTAAATTCCTCTCTGCGTTTTATCTCGGCGTATTTGTCCATGATCAGGTTAATTGACACGATGGCATTGACGAGATCATTGGAGTCCGTATCAATCTTCCGCAGAATTAGTTCCTGGTAATCTTCCGAATCTAGGATGTAATCATCTTCGGTTTCTCGATAGGAAAAGAACCGGACTAGGAATTCCAAGACTGCACGCTGAACGTTGGCTGAATTATTTGATTGTGTTTGCGGTAGCGGGTCTAAAAAATGATGGGTAATGTTCCTATCCGTTAAATCGAGTTGCACGGTAGCTGTTGGCGCATATACATTTGGTTCAGCTAAAAATCTGATGATTAACGCATTGTTGTCGGCATTGACTCGTAAATCCCACAACAGCATATTTTCCCCGCCTATTGCCGTCATGGGCACATGATCTTTGAAATAGGCGCTGTGCGAATTAAGGACACGCTCACCGTCAAAGATCATCGGTCGAGGAACTGAAAAAATCAGGTTATATGGATCCGTCTCTGCTGATAGGGCATCAGAAATGTAATGCATGAAATTACTGTGTCTGTTGCCCGTAGAGTCGATTTCGCGTGTAATTTTTACCTTGTCATAAATCTCTTTGATGTAGTGTTCGGCTTGTTCAGCAAACTCGTTGAGGACGACAAAAATCTCGCCTTCCATTTCCTCCTTCAGCAAAGCGTCTTGTCTGATTTCTTCTTCGATGGAATCTTCCAGCATTTGCAAATCTTCATCTGAAAATTCACTCTCAAGCATTTGCTCGAATGCATCTAATTGCTCATCTTTTTGCGTCATGTTGCGCCTCTTGAATTAAATGACTCAAATGTACGTTTGACTATGAAAAGGCGCTAAAAACTACGTATTTGTAGCTTCTAGCGCTTTATGCCTTATGCTGCCTTGAGGTTGTCTCCTGAAACCGTTGAAGTACCTTCTTTCTTGGTCACTTCGATGACCAAATCTACCCAGTCCTTTAACCCGCTCTGATGAGAAATGATCAGCACTGTTCCGCGCTCACGAGCCTTTCTGTCCAGCACGACCATAAGTCGTTCTAATCCACTTTCATCGAGCGCATAATCAATTTCATCGGCAATCCATAGATTGATTGGCTTGGTTGCGCGGCTCATCACTAAATCTTGAAGGGCAAGAGCTGTAGCCAGACGAACCTTACGTTTTTCTCCGCCTGATAATTTCTTGAATGAAGAACCGCCTGAATCATTTGCAACCGTGATGCTGAATTTCTCCTTCAGCTCACCTTTGGCCGTAGCAGATAGCGTTGACCAAGTTGCATGAATGTTGCCGTCAGACAATGCACCCAAGTATTCGGATGTGCGGCCATTCAGGAATGGAGTGACGGTATCGAGAATGTGAGCGCGTACACCAGCAGGACCGAAAATATTCACCGCCAAGTTTGCAAGCTCTACTTTCTCTAGTGCTGCATCTGCGGCTTTCTGTTTGTCTTCTTTGGCTTTAAGGTATTTAACCTTTTTGTCATTCAAGTCTTTTAACTGAGCGACAAATGGACTGACTTCATTAAGCTTCTCGCGAGATTCCGCCTTGATGCGCGCCACAGCCTCTTCTGCGATTTTCTTGCGTTCTTCCGCTAATGACTGGGCTTGTGCATCCTGTTTTAGTTTTTCCAGTTTCGCTTGAAGAGTCGGTAACTGCTTTAACTGATCTTCAAGCTCTGAAATCTCAGCCTCAAGATTTTTCCTTTGTTCATCAATCTCCCTAGCTTTCAGGATGATTTCATTGTTTTGCTTAATTTTGCTTTTAAGCAGTGTTTCGCGGGCCTGAATGGCGTCATGCAAATCTTCTGCACAATATTGCTTGCCACATTCATTGCACGGCGTTCCCACTAGTGATTGAGAGTTAGCAATTTCAGCTTTTAACTTTTCGATGTTCTGTTTTTCCACTTTGGCCAAATGGACGCGTGCATTGAAGTCCACGTAAATTTTGCGAAGCTCAAGGCTTTTGGCTGTGTGCTGTTTCTGGATTTCCTTTAACTGTTCAATTTGCTCATTGATTTGTTCAATTTCTTTGGCAGGGGATTCTAGGTCGAGCTGAGCCTCACATTCACGAATGGTCGCAAGATGCGGTAAGCAAAGTTTAAGATGCTCTTTAGCTCGTTCTTTTTTGGTAATTTCAAAATCTAAAGACTGTTTCTCGACCGTAAGCAAAGATGCCTCAACATTGGCAATGTGAGCGTCAATCAAACTAACCTTATGTAGGGCTTCGCTATGCTCAAGCTTGGCTTCATTCAAGTTTTTTCGAGCAATGGCATGAGCCGCTTCTAGCACTTCAATCCCAGCAGCTTCCTCGATTAACATTTTTAAGGTTTTATCTGTCATCGAAGGAAGGTCAGGCATTCGTTCTTGCCCGGCATAGACGGCTGATGTGAATACGTCTGCTGAGCAACCTACAATGGCATTCACGAGAAGCTGAGTTTCCTTGTCGGTCCCTTTGGTCAGGTTGGTTTCAACGCCAGCTTTATCAACGCTTGAGACAATTAATGCATTCTTGAATTTTTTGCTTTTACGATAACGAGTAATATTGTAAAGCTTGCCATCATCTTCGATCTGCAAAGATACACAGCAGTCTTTTTTGGCCGTTTCATTTACAACGTCATCCCCTGAAACATCACGCGCCGTCGTACCATATAACGCCCAGCAGATACCGTCGACCAGTGATGATTTACCAGCGCCATTTGAATTTGCTGATGTATCGTCATCATTCTTGCCTGTAATTAACAATAAACCGCGATCATCAAGCTCCAAACAAGCTTCTGAAAGGGTTAAGAAATTCTGGAAAGTGGCTTTTAAAATTTTCATTATTCAACGACCTCCATGCGTGCCTTTTCTAAGATTGAGAGACATAATTTGGAAAGGTCGTCTGCCTTGCTCCCAATACCCATTTTGCTCACGAAATCATTGATGGACACTTCGAGAGAAGCACCTGCCTTGATCGAACTCACTTCCTCGCGTTCAACTTCTACGATTTTCTTTTGGGAAAGAATCACAACGCCTTTTGCATTGTTATCCATGAGAAATTGACGGATTGTTTCAATGTCAGATTGCTTTGCGCTTGAATTGACCGTACAGCGAACGTAGTTACCAGAAGCCTTGAGTGCCATATCGACTTCGCTCATGCTTCCATCAATCTCGACAAATTGCGGAGCATGAGAGCATCGCCAAGTAACCTTTGAATCGTTCACCAGTAGAAAACCGGCATCGGAATTAACATCCGACCAACTGTTGTGTGTAAGCGCTCCAACTGAGTAAACGCCGTTGCCAAAATCTTTGTGATGATGGTAGTGACCTGCAAATACTCGTTTAAAGCCTTGTGAACCTAACCATGTGGCACTTAAACCATGCGACGGAATGCCAGCAATAACACCGTCTACGGGTGCGTGAATCATTAAGGTCCAATCGTTTACACTTTCCATTGATCGCAATGGTGGAAGAGAAGGGGTTGAGTTGATTTGAAGTTTTACTCTTTCAATTTCGCTTTTTAACTCGTTGACATCTTGGAACCACGGAATCATGGCAACGCGTTCATCTAAAAACAAAGACGTCTCGTTGATAATTTCGCAGCCAATGCCTTCTAAAGCTGTAACAGCCGAACCATTACGGTTGGCTTCGCGAAACTCTAAATCGTGGTTGCCTGCAAGAATGCGAACTTTGATTCCCAGCAGTTGTTGAATTACCTTGTAAGTGGCAATAGTGGGATTCAATACTGAAGGACTAATTGAACCGCGCACATGGAATAAATCTCCAGTGTGATACAGGTGCGTTCCACCCATTGCCTTGACTTCTTCTGCCGCTCGCATCGTTTCATTCAGAATGATTTGAAGACGACTGTTTACATTTTCTGGTGTTGTTTCGCTAAATGCGGACCAGTTGTGGTTATGTGTGTCGGATATGACAGCGTATGGAAAATTGCTCATAAGATACCTTTAATAATAAGCGCTTATTAATAATTACGGACGAACCCCACGCATGATTTTACGAATGCCAGCCACCCAGTTTTTCTCCGCTCTCCAGCATGAAGGGGAGTGTGGTATTGGGTATGAGTAATGTGTATTCGGATCTACTATTACGTTATGGGGACTATTACGCTTTGGTCTTAATGTCCAGCCGTATTGATCTATGAGTTCGTTCGCTAATTTATTAATAACCTTGTTTTTAGACAATTGACGCATAGTAGCTCCAAAGAAGTAGATACTTAAAGATACTGTACGTCAATTGTAGATAAATAAGTAAGGGCTTACTAATAATCAATAGGGTTTTTAGCGAATTTTGATTGATTTTGCAATATATTTTGTCGTGTGGGTTGAATTGAAAAGGAAGGCTTCAGTGCGAAGCGTCCGTTGAAATTCCCCTCTAAAGCTAGAAGGAGCGGAATGTTCACCGTACCAGTCTGCGGATCTGGCTATGTAATATAAAAACTTTTTGCCCATCCGATGTGTAACGCCAATATATTTACAGCCTCTGCGCTTTGCTTCCATTAGAGCCATAGAGGGCATTCGCCAAGAACTGTTTTTTATATCCAGCAGTTTCGTCTTCTCACCACGCGCCACAAGCAAATACATCACGTATTTGCCATCGACGCTGTAAAACGTACCAATTCTTTTGCCATTCACTGTATGCGGTTGACGTTCAATGACCATTACCAAGACCCCAGCACATCCCCATAGAATTTTTGTCGTTCCTGAATACGAAGCTGTTCTTGCAGTTCCTTTTCTTGAGCCAATCTACGTTCAATCTCTACAGCCATTTTCTTTTCACGATCTTCTTGTTTCTTTTTAGCGTTATATTCATGTAATTCGAGTTTTAAGCGGTCTTTTTTGAATCGAATGTAATATCTCTTTAAGGAGTCGTAATTTGTATAGATGTACAGATCAAGACACATATGCACTTCTTTATGAAATGCATTTACAGCTTGATCTGTAGCTAAACCACATTTAATTCTATTCTTGATTGTATTATCTCGAAAACGTATTAATTCAATGATAGCGGTAGGGTGGTTTTCCTCCAGAATTTGCTCAATGGTTTTATCTTTAAAAAGAGGGTTCTCTTGGTATTTACCCGGAAGGAGTGAATTTAGTTTAAATATATTTTTGGAACTCATTCAATTTTCCTCAAATAAATAACAGTCGCTTTTTTACGTGGTGAGTTGAGGACTTGCGGTCCATACATCTTTTGCATGGTCTTGTATAAACGCTCTGCGCTGCGTCCGTCGTCTTGCCCTAACTCGTTATGATTGTTGTGTGCGTGGAGTAGCATCAGCTCTCCAATTTGACCGACAATCACATCCTCTACACATGCTTTGCTGAATATCAGTTTATCTTTTGATGATTGGATATAAACTTCATCGCCTTTGGCCAACCGTTTGGACCATGAAGTACCCAATCTGAAGGTGTTATAAAGTTCGTTATCTAATCCCACAAAAGGTGGTGCGAAATCTAATGCATATTCATGTTTCATGATGGCTAACTGCCTCTATACTTATAGGTTGAACCAAAAGTATAGAGGCGTATTTGTTAGCTGTTAATCAGTTAATTGCGGCAATTACTAACACGCATCGTCACTGTACAAAGCTTCCAATTCATCTTCATTGCTCATCAACGGTGTTACCTCAATGTCATCAGCGCTTGGTGAAATCTTAGGGATTAATGCGCGGAGCTGCTGCAATCCGGTTGGATCTGCTTTTAGTTTGTCGCAAAGCGATTTCAGGTGATATTTCTTACCGTCAGTCCATTCAATGTAAGCGCCTGACTGTTTCAGAATGCCTTTAGCTTTTAAGAACTCAACTAAGTTGTAGTGGCGGTCAAAGAACGCTACGCCATTCTTGTCAAACCACATACGCATAGTGGTTTCTTGGAACGGTTTTGTGAGTTTGGTTTTCACAATTTTAGTTGCAATATCCTGCCCCACAAACTGCTTTTTACCGTTGACCGTTTCCATTAACTTGGTACGGCCAAGAGCAATTCGTACTGATGCGTAATATTCAAAAGAAGAACCGCCTGGTGTGCAGTTATGCACCAAGAAACCGTTGTGCGTATTGCCTGCCAAGAAGTTGTGATTATCCTCAACGGTAATGTCATACATTACCGAGCCTTTATTTTTACTTCCCAAGCGCATTTCTGTCACTTCTGCATAATGCACAACTGATTCATCAACAGGAGCGTCTAATTCGAGCGCTACATAGCGTCCGCGATACTCAATCGGTAACTTGTACTGCATACAGTCTGGCACGTACTGAGCGATCAATTCAGCGATCTTGGCAGTACCTTTTACATCAAAGTCAATACGACCCTGACCGTAACGAATATCATAAGTTAAGCCAAATGATTGATACAGCGATTGACCGATTGCGTCTAATTCATCCTCACAGCCACGCAGTCGCTTAAAGGACAGGTTCAGTGTCTTGCTGCTCTCCTTGTAATTACCATCGTCCATCACTGCAATGGCTAATTGCATAGGTGTCCAGCCATCTTTGAACAGTGTGTGAGGACAGCGGCACAAGTCGTAAAACTTCATCAACTCATGGGTGTAACAGGACTCGTAGCGATGCCCTTTATTGCCCTTGCTAATAGTGATTTCGCGCTTGACGAAGTTTAGGTGGCGTGACAGCAGATCAACCTTCCACTGTGCGTATTCAGGGTTTTCATTGTCCTGAATGATCAGTGCGGCTGTCTGACGTTGCGACGACACCCGCGCCATGTGACTGTCAAAACCGATCAACCCCTTTAAGAACTCAAGCGCTGTTCCTGCAAAGGTGCGTTTGGTGCGAGTAATCACATAGTCGCCTACACGAACGTCGCTAAAATTAATCCAACCTTTGTCTTTCACTTGGACTTTGTGATCATTTGTGCCCGATACCGCAACCATGCCATTGCGCGTTTCAGGACATACAGCGCGGATGTGATACCACTCTTTGTCAGTTCCTTTGATTGAGCCATTGTTGTGCCAACCGATGATGCGTTTTGGCTCAAGCTGACCCGATACTTCATTCCAAGACCATACTTCCTTGCTGATTTTGCCATCAACAATTTGCTTCATGGTTGCGGACGTACCATCGACGAATGGCACCTGAACTTCCGCTCTCAGACAGGTTGGATCACCAAACATCACTCCAATTTTCGTACGCTGTTGGTTCAAATATAAGAACGTTGCATTGTACTTTTCAGCCGTCTGAGCAATTACTTTCAATGACGTACTGGAAGCACGAGCCAAAGCGGTGTTATCGCTCATATTGAATGTGTCGATTTCACGCTTTTTGCCCTTATTGTCATAGTAAACAGATTGAGGAATGGCCGATGCAACCGAGTCAAACACGCAAATGATTGGCGCATCGTCTGGAATTGTTGCTGAATTGCGAATCAACTCAACTGCACGCATTGCTAAAACATTGCCTTCTTCCCAAGTTTCAGGCTTTTTGTAAATCCAGAATGGACGCTCCGTCTTTAAGCCTAGATTCTTCGCAAGGTTAATATCAAAGGAACGTTCCCAGTCAAAGAACATGGCAATACCGCCAGCTTCTTGGGCGCGAATCATTAAGTCAGTCGCCTCTGCGGTTTTACCTGATGACGGTGGACCATACATTTCAACGATGCGACCATAAGGAATACCGCCGTCATAGCGTCCAGAAATCGCAAAGTTTAACTCTGGATCTCCAGTATCAAGCCAGTTAGTCACTGTTTGCGTTTCTTCGTTGTCGCCAATTAATTTTTCTAAGTCGTCAGCTAATGCAGATAAATTTGGTTCCATAATCATTGTCCGTTATAAAAAGGTTTCATGAAATTCGGTACGTTTTTGAGAATCGAGCCAAAAGCTAACTCGCCGCATAACTCGGTAAAGTCATCCGGATTAATTTCGCCTTTGATGATTTCGAGGTGTTCTTTTTGAAGAGGGGCAGGACGTAGCAATTGCATAAGTTCTAGGTTTCTCAAGAACAGTCTGCGCCCTTGACCTACATATGCATCCATGTGTGCTTTCAGCGCTTTATTTCGCGCCTTTTCGTTTTGCTCATCCGTTAGTGAGCTGTCTTCCACATAGATGAATTGGCTTTCCCATTCCTCTTTTGTGTATGGGGAATTGCCTGCATAAAGTGATCGCAAAGCTTTTGAAGGTGGCTTTAATCCAGCGTCGCATAGTTTCCAGAACTCATTTACTGAACCGTATTCAGCAAGAATCTTGATTGCGGTCGCTTCGCCAATTCCCCCAACACCGCTGATGCAGTCCGAAGAATCGCCTTGTAATGCTTTGCCTTGAAGAAATGCCACAGGTGATTTGAAGCCAGTTTTCTCGTAAAAATTAGCCCAATGAATGAAACGGCTTTCATCACGAGGGTCACGCCACGAAACGTTTGGCTTAACTAGCTGTAACCAGTCACGGTCACCAGTAATCAATAAAATACGATTGTTGGGATCGCTTGCGAAACGTTGTACAAGAATGCCAGCAAGATCATCTGCTTCATGTATCGCGCTAGTCATTTGCTTAATGCCCAACGCTTTTAAAGCACGTTTGATAAAAGGGCACTGCGCTTTGTAAGCGTCATGCTCTTGTTGCATTCTTGGATCAGATTTGCGATTGCTCTTGTATGAAGGTTCACGCTCAAAACGCCATTCAGCACGACCGTCCCATAAAACAACCATGCCTGCATGCGGATAGCGTTGTCTTAACTCGCGCATTGTCTTGATAAAGCTAAACACCGCCTGAGTCTGCATTGAGCCTGAATAGAGCTTGATAGCGTGCTGTGCTGCGTAACCGATTGAATTGGCGTCAACGAGAATAATTAGATTTTCCACGTTAATCTCCCCAAAAAGAAAGCCGCAGCTATAGCGGCTTTCTTTCAAGTCATTGATTAGGATTAGCTTGCTTCTTGGTGCGCATCATCTAAGAGCGCTTCCAATTCATCACCCAAATCAATTTCAGTTACATCCAAAGATGAGGTGGTGACATCTTTGTATGAAACATCTGTCACATCACTAGCCAAGGCTGATGATGTGCCGATGGTTCGTTCAGCAGGGACGTGTGTCGGCTCTGCAGGGGCATAAAGTCCAGCAGCGCGTCTAATTGCACCCAACGCAAGGCGTTTTCTCTCTTCGTTTGCTTGTTTGACATAATCGTCAAGGTCAATCATACGTTTGAAAACTTCTGGATCAACGTGAACCTTTTTGGAACCCGGTAATACGTTGTATTTCGTATTAAGACCTGTACCTTCACGGTTGATGGTAACAACTTGATGATCCACAAAAATTGCTTCACCCCAATCGTCCATCATGTCCAGAATTGAGCTAAGCGTTAATTTGCCGACTTGAAGAGCTTTAGGCTGACCGTCATGCTTGCCTGAATCATCAACTTCAAGAACATTGAGCAAATACACAGTTGATGCTTTCGCGTCTTCCAATGTTTTGATCTGTTCGTCAGTTGCATTGGCACCAATTAAACGACCTGCTTCTGCAATGGCATCGCAGATAGGACAGTCTTCATCAAAAGTTTTAGACATACATACATGAACGGTCGTTTCTGGCTTTCCGTCCGTGACTTTTGAATAATCCTTAATGAAGTGCTGTGAGAAGGGTTTGTAGAACTCTTCGTTACGTTCTTGGTTCCAGTCTCCCAGTAAAACGTAATTGTTTTTACCCGGCTTTGGTTTGATGGTAGATTCACGGCTTTTGAGGGCGTCTTTGTTCTTCTTTGCGTTTGCTAAAAGTTTTGCTACGTTCATTGCTTAATGTCCTACTGTCAAAAGGTTTAAATGCTCAATTGCTAGAAGTTCATGCTTTGCACTCAAAACGCCTAATTACATAGAACTATAAAAATTTTGAGTGCATTGCATTATAGTAAGTGCTTACTAATAATTTCAGGAATTAAGAAAGATTTCGATTTTTTTTCATGGCATGTTGAGCGGCTTCTCTACCTTGGCTAAAGGTCTGGATATGTTGTTCCTGATATTCATTCATGCGGAGCTGACCCTGACGTTCCTGACGGCTATAGGCACCCCGTTGAATCAGCATGTCGTTACGGTCGCGTAACGCATAGACGAATCCTTTATGAATATCGGCATACATTTCCGCTTCGATATACAGCTCCTTGGCTTTAATCCAGCGGGAATCTTTACGGACGGCGTTTTCTACCGCCTTTTCGGTGACCTTCTCACCGTTAGCCAAGAAGTGTTTGCGATAAGCCTCATAGAGCAGGGCTTCAAGACTTTCAAACTTCAACTTGACCTTTGCTGCCTGCGCTACAGCACGCGCTGCACGCTCATTCTGATACGCCGCAAGCGATGCTTGAGTTCTCATTGCTACATCAAGCGTGGCGTCTGTAAATTGAATGTCCCTGTTGAATGCTTCTACATCAGGGGCATATTTCAATGAGACGAAGCGCTCAATTTCTTTTTCAGATTTAACCTGTTTATCAACCTGTTTAGGCTCAAAGTTCGGAATGTCCTTCGATTGAAGTTCCACATCATTTGGCAGCTCTTCGCATACTGTGTCCACCGATTCTTCGACCGGCGGGAGGATAGGGCGTTCTTCCGGTTGTGGCGTTGGGGTTTGCTCTGCTTCCACTTCCTTCAGCATGTCCTCAACTGATACTGAATCATTGACGATTTCTTGCGGTGTGGCTTCTGGCACTTTAGGCTCAAACGCTTCTTGCAGATCCAATTCCTGTTCTGCATCAAGCTGTGCCTCTCGCTGCTGTTGATCGATCTGTTCCTGAATCTCTTCGGGTGTTACCTGTGCGGTTCCTTCAATGGATGCTTCAAGTTCAGCGGCAAGCAATTCTTCATCTTCCAGCAGCTCTTCATCCAATTGAATATCGTCCGCGCTTACAGTTTCAGTCTTAGCCTTTTTCTTTTGCTCTTCCTCTTCAATCAATAGGTTTTGTTCGTCCAGTTCTGCAAACAACTCGTTTAGCGTTTCGTCGTCGAAGTTATCAACAGTTTCAATTTTTGACATGTTTAATTACTCTCTTAAAAAGTTTATTTAGCGTAATAAGTTGCATTTGGATGTAAACGCAGAGCATAAACATCCAACTGATTAAGAAATTAAGAAATAATGTCAGCAACCTCCTTGAATGCTTTTACAAGTCCTTCCAGCTTTGTAGGATCAAAATGGCATTGCTGTGGGTTAAGTCCACAAACAATGGTTGCGTCTAATTTAGGGTTGTAGAAAGTCATGCCTACGAGATCGCTAGGGGATACCTTAACGTCAGGTAATAAGTAGCGAATTGACTGACTTCCAAGGGCAACAATGACTGGCGGTTTAAGAAGCTCGATTTCTTTGGCCAAATGAGGACTACAGCCATTGATTTGACCTGTCGTTAAGAACTTGTCTTGTTTTTTGGCTTTGACGAGCGTTGTGTAATAACCGTCCGCAACAGCTAATTCATTTTCTTTAATTGCAGCTTTGACATATTGAGCAGATTCGCCTTCGAGTAGTTTTCCTTTCTTTTCTTCCTCCCAAGTTGGACAGTCCGAAACAACCATAAACCGCATCTTTTTACCCAAACGAATATCCGGGTGGATCTGTCCTGATAAATCGCATCCGTTACATTGCTTGCAATCACGCATATGCTCGACCAACGAAGCTCGCAGGAATGGCTCTGAGGTATCTGTGTATCTATCTGCTTTTACAGAATCAATAATTAATCCTGGTAATAGCCTCATTTGGTCCTTTCGTCGTGAGAGGTCTTTCGCTGAAGGCTCACTAGGTTCAATGCTTGCAAACGCCCCAATTGCTCTGAGATTTTCAACGATTGTTTTATTCACTTTCGAGTTTGGTTGAGATGCTGCTTTCTCGAACTCGTCAAAGCTATCAAAACGTTTTTTTGGTGGAACTGAACCATCAGGACCATAGACCGGTGTGGTTTCACCTGTCTTTCTCGACTTCTTGTAGCGAACGACTTTCCAAGCCCGATTCTTCTCTCTCAATTTCACAATCGCTTTGGCAATCGTTTCTGAAATACCTTTGACTGCATTGAAAGGCGCCAAGATTTCAGTATTGGATTTAATCTTATAACGATCGGCTGAATAATTAATATCAGGAGGAAGAATCTCAATGCCGCATTCACGCGCATCTTTCACAAGTCCAGTGAGCTTATCTTCTGTATCAACCACGCTGAGACTTGCGGCAAAGTATTCAGCAGGGTAATGAACGCGAATATATGCGCACCAAACCGAAATGATTGAATACTCCACAGAATGCGACTTGTTAAATTGGTAGTTGGCGTTTGCTTCTGTTTGTTCCCAAATACGCTCGGCAACTGATTCTTCTAAACCATCATTCAAAATATTTAATGATTTAATTTTCATTGGTTAGCGCCTCGATCTTTGAAAATTCTTTCTTGGATTGGTCCACCAACCCATTGCCAGTTCTTACCCAAAACAATGTGACTGACGGCATTGTTAGAAATGCCATATTCTTCCGCGAGCGCTTGTAATGTCACACCATTGTTCCGCTTCTCGCGAATTGCCACTACCTGCTCAGGTTTAAGTTTGTTTGTGTTTACTTTGGGTCCGCGAGCTGTAGTTCCATGTTTTTTCTTGTCTCTATGATTTGCCTTAACGGTATCCCATCGTAAATTAACCAATCTGTTGTCTGTCTTATCTCCATTACCGTGACACGCTTGCATTCCACTTGGTCTTTCTCCGACAAATGCTTCAAGCACCAACTTGTGAATCATTGGACAAATTTGCTTCTGTTTCTTACTTAAAAATACACACAGGTAGCCATCACGATGTTGTTTAGGTTTTAACACTTGCCCTTTTGCTAGACGTTGACCACCATGAGGAACAGCGACCATGCGGTCAAGCGACCGCACACGCCCTAAGTCTGAAACTTCATACAAGCCTTCGTAGTTCTTAATTGCTTTCCAGTTTTCCATTTAAACAACCTGTTTTTAATTCAATTTTATTAATATAAGTCATTGATTTTATGAACAAAAGTATGGAATTTCGGCGCTTTCAGCGAATGCTTCTTCTACCGTTCTCATCACGCCATCAGTGCATTTGAACTTCTCCATTCGATGCACTTTTAACTTTGTGCCATCTTCAAGTTCAACCTCTACAAACCCCGCTTTAGCACCATCAATAAATTTCGGTTTCAATTCAGCCATTTTCTTAAGGTCTTTTTTACCAATCGCTTTTCTGAGGTGATCTGATTCAGCCATTGAGAACCCTGCCAACTTACGAGCAAGCGCCATCGTTTGCTCTTGATACACAACAACGCCATAAGTGTCAGACAGAACAGGTTCAAGGACTTCATGTGCGTAGGTGACTTCTTTTAATCCTTTTCGTAAGTCCACATAGTCATCCAACATGCCTGAATCCATAGGGCCCGGTCTATACAAAGCGGTAACAGCACAAATGTCATCAAAGGTTACAGCGCCACCGTTTGAGATATTCTTCAATAGTTGTTGCATGCCGCTACTTTCTAGCTGAAACACACCTACAGTTTCACCGCGACCCAAAGCTTGCATGGTTTTTTCATCATCAAGTGGAATCTTTAATAGATCCAATTCAATACCATGTCGCTCTTTTACATATTCGCAAGCAATGTTTAATACATCTAAGGTGGCAAGACCGAGCAAGTCCATCTTGATCAATCCCCAATCCTCAACTACACGCTTGTCCCAATTGACGACTGGTGACTTTCCTCTAGTCTCGAGCACGGCTCGATTAACGATAGGTTCGCCTGCAACAACAATACCTGCCGCATGTTGGCCAAACGATTTCATTGTGCCTGCAAGCTTAGTTGCATGCTTCCAGATAACAGGATGTTCATTGCGGAACTTGTCTAGCTCAGGCACAGCGTCCGCAGAAGTATTCAGGTCAAGTGACGTTCCATGTTCTTTAAGCACAAGCTTGGTCGCACTTAATTGCATGTTGTTCAAACCGCTGATACGACCTGTATCACGTAGGGCTGAGGCTGAAGCTAGTGTTGAATAGTTCGAGATACCAGCGACATAATCTTCACCATATTTTTCAACAAGGTAATCAATCACCTTGTAGCGACCGCTTGAAGCGAAGTCCAGATCGGCATCAGGCAAGTCAAGACGTTCAGGATTGATAAAACGTTCGAAGATCAATCCAAAACGTATAGGATCAACGTCCGTGATCCCAAGCAGATAAGCGACTAATGAACCGCCTACAGAACCTCGCCCAGGGCCTACAATCACGCCGTTGTTTTTAGACCACATCACCAAGTCTTCAACGAGCAAGAAGTAGGACTCAAAGCCCATCTTTTTTAATATTGAAAGCTCATAGCCTAAGCGAGATTTATATACTGTATCTAATTCAGCTTTCGTTGGCTTATATCCAAGAATCTCTTTAGAAAAGCGTTTCTTCCAGCCTTCCAAGCATTTCGCGCATAGCGTTTTAAATTCGTCTGTGCTTAGCTTAGGTAGGGAAACTGGCTGCTTTTCAAAAATATATTGGCATTTGTCCACCAGCTCAGAAATATTCTTTAGACCTTCTTTCCAAGCTTCCGCTGAATTGACGCGCTCATATTTGGCCATACGCTGAATAGCAGCTTTTGTATGGTCTAAAATGAATTTTGGCTCTTTAAAACCAAAATCTTTTACGTATTGAATAGGACGATAGTGCAGATCAAGTTGGGTATTGGTTGCGATAGCACTCAATACATCCAAAGTGTCCGCATCTTCATTCTCAAGATAGTTAAAAGGATAAGTGACGACGGTTTTAATTTTTTCGCGTTCATACGCCAAATAGCCTAAGTAGTTTAAGCGGTCGAACAATGGCGTATTGATCGGACTAAATTCAATATATAAATCATCACCAAATCTCGCTTTTAATACTTTTAAAATTCTTTCGTGATCAGGGTGACTAAACAGACCGTACATATCACCAGTTGTTACGACCACATCTTCCAATTTGCATAGAGCATCCAGATCAGTACGGCTGTGGTAGTAATATTGCTCTTTAGAGTTTGCGTCTGTAAGAAGTTTGAATAAGCCTTTAATGCCTTTTTCGCTTTTTACGTAGACTTTAGGGCAGAACATCAAGTTGCGTTTTTCAGCAATACCAGATGAGGCAGGGGGCTTACGATATTTAGAATCGTCATATACACGCAAACGACAACCAAACACCGGCTTGATATTGGCTTTGGTGGCTTTGTTCGAAAAATCTACCAATGCATGTAAGGACATGTCATCAACGATTGCGACCGATGAATAGCCTAAGCCTTTTGCAGCTTCGACAATTTTGTCTACCGTTAATAATGATTTTCCTATCGAAAAGTCAGATTGCACTGACATTGCGTGGTTTAACATAGAGAATCCTATACAACTAATCTCTTACAGCTATTAAATTAAAAATCATTTGGAAATTAACAATTTGGAAGACTCTTCTTTCGCAATCCCAAAACAGGTCAAAAGAACAAAAGCTAAGGACACATGGCTTTGTGCAGTGTTTTCTTTCCAGTTGAGTTCTTCCATAAACGCTTTTTTTAGTTCACTGCGCGTATATCCACCCAAAAGAAGCTTTTCGACGGCAAGACTGAGCCAAGCTGGAGTTTTTCCTTTCATGGCATTTTCGTTTTTGGCCAATCCCTCCTTAATCTCGGTCACTAAACCGCTCTTAACTAAGGTCAATGCAAACGATTGAGCTTTTACAGGCAGCTTCACGATTAATTCCTGCTGTTCCGGTGTAGGCTCAAAAAAGACTTTCTCTACCTTGGTTGCTCGTTCAACGAGAGTCGGTTTCTTTGGTTGGATTCCACCCGAAGAAAGACTTTTGGCAGCATTCATTTCTTCACGTAAAGCTCTGCGTTTAGCTTCTTGCGCCATCCGAGCTTTTTCATGCTGTTTGAGTAAATCGTTTACATTAACAACCTGCTTGATCGCGTTAAGCGTTTCATATGATTTCTGCTCACAAGCCTCAAATGCCGGGCATCGTTGGCAATATTCACTATCACGCGAAAAACATGAGATTGAACCAAAACAACCAAAAGCCTTTGCTTCAATAAAATCTATTCTTTCGTTTTCGTTTGATTTCATTTAAAACGCTCTCTTTTGCGCTATATACGCTTTTAAAGTGTTGAAATGATTTAGACAGCAACGCGCGTAACGGCTTCTTCAACTTCTTTCACAGCGTCACGAATGAACCGTTTTTCTTTGTTTGTTTCGGCTGTTTTCATGATGCAATTAGCCACGAAACTTAGATTCAATTTGCGACGTCGTGGTCCCCGCGATTCATTTTTCTCAGGCGTATTGAGGGAAAGCTGATATTTGGCTTCTTGTGCCAACAACTCTCTTTCAATGAAATCAGGCGGATTTAAGGTGAATTTGAGTAAAATTTTTGCGAACGGTGAAAGCTGCTGCATTTCTTCTGTAAGAGTCTGCATCAACTCATATGGGCCTAAAATATTTTGGCTCTGGTGATCAACAAAAACGTCATAATCACAGTCATCTTCACCATCACCCATACGATGCAAAATGTCGGACTCGTATTCCGTTCTGTTATCGCCCAAATGGTATTTTTTCAGTAATCTCGATACCATGTTGAGGCAAGCAGTAGTTAAATAAGTCGTTAATTTGCCTTTGCTTTCATCCCAAGTCTGAATCGATACCACGAAAACTTCACAGAAAATGGCATACAGCTCTTCAACGTCAATGCAATAGCCGACTGAGGTAAGTCGGCTAATATTCCGGTGTGCCAAATGACGAAGAAGCTTGTCATGATCTCTGAAAAGCTGATCTTGATTTCTTACCATAGCCCACCCCCAAAAGTGTCCGAATTAACCGAACACTCGTTGAGCCAAGTCTTCCGCAACTTGCTGATCGACTTGAGTGAGCTTGTTAGTAAACGCCAATTTGAGACCGTGCTTGTAATCGTTACGACGCAAGCCAATCATTGCTGCGTTGATTAATGAACGTGGTGAGATGGTGTCGCTGATCTTAGAGTTTGCATATTGCTCGCGTACCAAGTTTGCATAATCCACTAACTTGTCAGCATCCTCTGCGCATAAACCTACACGTTTCTGGATAATCAAGGACTCATCTTCTTTCTTCATGTAGCTCTTATAGATCACTGAGCCAAAACGGTCGTAGTTCGCTGAGTTCTGTAAGTTAGTACCCTGATAAAGACCAGTTTCATCACCTGAACCGTTCGTGTTACCTGTTGCAGCAAAACGGAAGTTTGGATGTGGCTTGATGACACGGTTAGCTGCATCTGCTTCTTTGATATATAAAGGTTTACCTTCTAGTACAGCTTGATATACAGATAAAACGTTTGGTTGCGCGAAATCATATTCGTCAGCCAAATACATCCAGCCATGCTTCATCGCTAAAGCTAATGGCCCAAGCTCAAAGATGGTTTCACCATTTTTAACCGTCCACATACCTACAATGTGAGATTCTTCTGTATTTGAAGTGTGCTGAATACGAACAAGAGGACGGCCAGTTCGAGCTGCGATCTGGTCAAACATTTCTGATTTACCAGCACCTTTGTGTCCCCACACGTAAGGGTTGATGTTTAGCTCCAATGCAATCATGACATCCTTCAGCTCGTTCACGTTCCATACATACGTATCATTAATTTCTGGAATCATTTCCGGGAAGGCAGAGTTCTCAATGCATGAGATTGGAATCGGTTTACCTGAACCACTAAGCGCGCTTTTACCTTTCAGATCAAAGATTTCATGAAATGGTTTAGACACCACAATATCGTTTGGTTTTGCCTCATTATTAGTAAGTGCTAACTTTACTTTGTGGTTATTAGTAGACACTGTTGTTTCTTCCTTAGATGTTGAAGTATCTGTTGCTTTTTCTTGTTGGGCCTTTGCTAACTCTGCTTCTTTAGCTCTTTTAAGTTCAGCCTGTTCTTGCATCTTTTTCTGCGCTAAAGGCGACAATAAAGGGCTATCTGGATACTGTTCCTTGTACTCTTCATACGTAGTTTCAGGATGTTTTTCTTTTAAATGCATAGCAATTACGTGAGTTTTTCCACCACAGATTTCACAGATAATAGGATCGTTAGACATTTATAAGCTCCAAAAACGGATTCGATAATTTATGAAAAAGTATCACTAACTGATATTGAAAGTTTATAAGATTGCATCATAAAAATAAAGTAAGTGCTTACTAATATTTTATAATACCCAAATGATGCAATCTCCACCCAAATTCTAAGCTAACAACATACTGCGTAAACGCGAGATTACAAGGCTAGGTAATTGCTCAACGTCATGAATCACCACATGTTTGTCATAGAATCTACGAACAGAATCATCTTCAATTCCAATACCAATGACGTCTACCTTGCTCTTCTCGATTTTCTTCACCACTTCTTTTAAATGATATTCCAGATCTCGACTGTTACCTCCACCCGCAGGTGAGCCATCAGATAGCACCATCATAATTTTACCTGCTTCCTTACGACCCATTAGACGACGTGCAGCAATTTCTACACATTCACCATCAATGTTACTCGCCATTAAACCTGAGTGAGGAAGCCATCCAAATCGACGTTTTGTTTCAGTATTAATGCGCTCGTTGTAGCCTTTAATGACAGGCATATAAAGGTTTTCATAGCGTGAATAACTAACGCCATATTTTTTTTCTGCTTCACGAATTTGCTTTAAACGCTTGTGGTAAGTGGCTGAGTCTGTATGAGTAGTAAAGCAGATCACTTCATGAGGAATCTTGAGACGATCCAGAACGTTTGATAGTGCGTAACTCGCAGCAGCGGCAGTATGGATTTTAGAACCGCACATTGAACCTGACATATCGACGACCAAGCTCACAGCAACGTCTTTGGTTTTTGATTCAACGCGCTTACGAAAAATTCGACAATCACCAGTTGAAGCCAGTCGTGCTAAAGATGAACTGTTTAATTTTCCTTGTTTTAATCCATTTTCCCATACAGATTTACTTCGTGCCTGAATTGCCCGCTCCATATCTTTCTGCATAGGACCAACCATTGAAGCTACCTTGTCTTCAAGACGTTTAAACATCTTGTCATCGTAATGAAGTTTAGGAACTTCAAGCGGTTCAATGACATCACCTTCATTGGTAAATACTGCGTATTTAGATTTTTTAACGTCCGCTGCTGTGCGTTGTGCAATCTTCTTGCTTAGTTGCTCACTGTAGTTGTTTTTGGTGTCTTTTAACGAGTCCAGAATTGCGGCCACAAATTCACTACGAGGAGGGGCACTCTTCTTATCGTCACTTTCTAGTGAATGCTTAACTGCATTAGGCCGTTGTTTAGCTTTTCCACCACTACCGCCTTCGCCTTCTTCATCTTCGCCCTCGTCGCCACCAACAGCTCCACCTAGAGAACCACCTTCATCATCATCTTCTTCATTCTCATCTTCGCTATTGCCTACACCAGCGCTTTTACCTGGCGATTTTGGCACTGGTAAGCTGCCGCTATCTTCATCATGCTCGCTGTCAGGGAGTTCTGGCAATTCAGGCTCATCTTTCAGTACCTTATAGATACGCTGAGCCAAATCCATTGTGTCTTTTGTGGACTTTAATTTTTCAATCTCTGGCTTAAAAGGAGTAAGCATGTCCCACACAGGTTTAATATGCTTCATTTTGTCTTTTAAGTAATGTTCAAAGACTTCCTGACCACTTAACGCACGTAACATTGGCAACATTAAATGTTGCGTAATTTCTTCATCAGAAGCTTTTTCCTTAACGAGTTGTTGGTATTTATCGTCAATCAATTCATCAATGAAAAATTGGCTCGCATTTTTCATATTGATATTTGAACCGCGATATTTTTCAGCCATGCAACGTTCTACACGCGCTTCTTCTAACAATGAAGTTAAAGTCTTTACCTCTTCAGATCCTTTTAGCTTGAGAGAAAAATCGGTAAAAAGATACTTCGCTACCTCTTGATCAAGAAAACCTTGAACCGCATCAATCAGCGAATCTGGTGAATTGTCCGGAAGATATGGAAGGTTAATTCGCACAGGTTTGCCTGTCTTTGGATCCTTATGCACACCTGCCTCAATACCTTCTTGCGTTACTGCAATATCAGAGTTAGTCAGTGCTTGGGTAACGACGACAATTGCTTGTCTTAAAATATGTATGCGCTCATTCATTGAAAATTCTCAATCTGAAAAAATCATTATTGGAGGTCTATATACAGACTTGACAGTATATTAATAAGTGCTTACTAATATTAAAAAGCATTATAAAAATATTTATTGAAAAATAAAGAGTGAAATTGGGGAGATTTTGAGTTTTAATAGAGGGTTTATTTTGACCGTGGTCAGCATCAAACCTTGGACACTAACCACAGAGAAGGGTCAAGTGAGGGATTTTTAATTATTTAGGTAGACTCATAAGACTATATAGCTAAGTTTAATAAACAAATTTTCGCCAAGTGCATTGTTAATCACAAGAAAATCACCGCATTCCTCATTTTTTCCTTTAATTACATTAATTTGATTTCCCTCAAAGATCAGTTCAGAACCCTGCTCTGCCAAGAAATCTGCTACGGTTTCAGGTGTAATAACTTCAACACTTTTCGACATTTTTTACTCCTATACTCTAACTATCATACTTTTTTGACAAATAATTGGCTTGAATGAGGCTTATACTTCCTCTTGGTATCAGTCGATACGTTGTCATTATAGTATGATTGTCTGCATCAGCTAACAAATTGCCTGTACTTAAAATGAGCATCTACTCACCTATAGTCTGACCATTAGTTTAACCCAAAAATAAGAAAATATTAATCAATGCTTACTTACTAAATTTTTCCGTTAATTGTGACCGATGTCATGTTATCCAATCCTATACAAATCTGTACTTTTCTTGAACTTGGGTAAATCAGCACTTACTGATATACTTTACCTAAACCGCAAATATTTTAAGTCTATAATGTTGTATCGAGGATACATTCCGACATTATGACTTTATATCTATTAAGAATATTCTAAGGAAAACGTTACTATGAAATCAGCAGCTACTAACACCAAACGCAAACTAACTGTCGCCCAATATCTCGACGCTCAACTAAATGCATCGGATCTGAATCAGTCGCAATTGGCAGAGATTATGGGTATCAATCAAAACATGGTTAGCTTCATTGTTCGCGGTAAAAGCAAATTACCTCTTGAACGTGTGCGCGCTATGGCTGATGCTTTAAAAATCGATGCTAAAGACCTCTTCATGCGCTGCCTAGAGGAATACATGCCTCATCTGCTTGAAGAAATGGAAGCCATGATGGAGCAACCTCTTATTACTGATGCAGAATCGAATTTAATTAAACAAATTCGCGAAGCAAATGATGGCCATAATTTTGAGTTTTTCAATAACCCAAGACAGAAAGAAGCCTTTGATGCTTTCCTAGAAACACTTAAAGCCAGCTAATCTGTTTTTATTCTTACTGCCCGATCAAGTTCGGGCTTTTTGCTATTCATACCCTTTAAATTACTGTTTTTAAAATTTTCTTTCATAGCTCCTCCTAAACTTGAAAACGTTACAAAATCAAGTTTGGTATAGATTACCAATTTAAATCAAACTTTGAAATACCACTCTTAACAGAAAAGTACGTATACGACAGGATATGACGCCCTGCCTTTTTGCACCCCCAAAAAATATAATAAAATGTATCTTTTATTACATTTTTTATTTTTCGACATGTGGTAGACTGTTTTTATATCCTTTCCGTTTTTGGAAAAATGTAATAAAAAATTATTTGGTCGATTTATGGCAAGAACAACAACTGGAAAAGCCCCATATGTGTCAGAAGATGATCTTGAGATTACTTTGGCCACTCAAACGGGCGTAAATGCATTACGGAACAAATGTGTTTTGTATTTCTCACACTTCCTTGGGCTTCGCGCTAAAGAATTATCAATGTTAAAGGTCGGCGATGTTTACGATGTGAAGAAGGGTAAGCTGAAGGATATTATTCGATTGCTCGGTAATATTACTAAAGGCAACCGCTACCGAGAGGTATTCCTAGTCAATCCAATCGCTAGATCACTGGTAGAAGAATACATAACAAAAGAAAGACCAAAGGATCCCGACGCACCTTTATTTTTATCGCAGAAGGGCGGTCCATTCTCACCAAATAGCATGGTGACCATGATTAATAACTGTTATAAGAAGGCTGGTATTCAAGCAACCAGCCATTCCGGTCGACGTTCCTTTGCCACAAGGCTAATTCGAAAGGGCGGTGATATTTATTCAATTCAACAATTGATGGGGCATAGCTCAATCCTGACCACGCAAAAATATTTTGCATCGGATCCGGAATTGCTCCGCCAAGTTGCTGAAAAGTTAAATTAAAATTTCAAAAATCTAGTTTTGTGCAGCAGGCTTTGGATTTCAAAGTCTGCATATAGATAGGTTGCAGTCTCACCATTATCTAGGTAATCATCCATTCGCTGCTCAAAATCTTTTTGGTTATAGAATTTTAATTCATTAATATCAAAGCGGTTTTTATCAAATTCAACGGCAACGGCTTCGTTTTCATTCATGAGCTCCAGAACCTTATTTGCACCTTGAATGCCGCCAAGCATATCAATTTCGCTCTTGGCTAATTTAAATTCCTGATCATCCAACTCATCAGCAATCTTGTTTGCTTCTTCTAAAGTTTTCGCACTCGTAGCATCAAAGAACACAACTTCACCATTTGCATTCTGAATCCAAGTACCTATTTCAAAAGTTCCATCTTCTAATTGTCTGATTTGATTCTGCATTTTAAGCCTATGAATTTATATGTAAGCAATTAGAACTATTAAACATTTTGTTTTGGTTAAATACAATCTAATTTTTAAATTAATAATCTATATAGATTTCTATATAGATTTCTACATAGCAATGAATACAAGTTTATACATTGTTATCTAGCGCATTTACTATTACACTACGATTTTCGCCAACGTTTATGTTGAGGATTTAATGAAATTATTGATCGCCAATTCAAAAGGTGGCGTCGGCAAAACAACTACGGCTACCAATTTGGCTGCATGGATTGCCAATAATGAAAAACAAGACGTAGCTCTTGTCGACCTTGACGCCAATAAAAATTCGGTTAAATGGGGTATTTATCGTCAAGCCCAAACTTTCTTAGAAAAGACCGGCTCAATCAAAACTTATCATTTGTTTGGTCAACCAGAAATTGACAAAGTCATTCCAAAAATTGAAAGTGAAACACCTAACGTAATTCTCGATTGCGGTGGTTATGACTCTTCTGGCTTCCGTGAAGCGCTGCTTTGTTCCGATGCCATTCTTATTCCAACTCGCCCTAACCAAGCTGACGTAGAATCAACTGGGGAAATTTTGGAATTAATTGAAGAAGCAAATAATATCCGTGTAAATGAAAGGGACCTCGATCCACTTCATGTCTATATCTATATCACTCAAGTCCCGACAAATGCACGTATCACAGCTTTAGACGATGCGCGTAATGCATTTAAAGAAGTTGAAGATTTTGCAAAAGTTCTCGATTCCGTAAATTACGACCGTATTGCATATTCAAGAGCTTATGGCATGGGTCTGGGTGTTATTGAGTTAAATATTGGTGCCTCTAAGGCAGCAGAAGAAGTAAATGCATTGGCTGAGGAGTTGTTCAAATGAGTGGACGTGGTGGATTATCATTAGGCAAAGCTGCAAAAGTACAAGCTGAAAATTCAAATGCATCCGATTTTACAAAGAGTGCTCCAGTACAAACTGCCACAGCAACGCCAGAAGCTAATGAAAAACCTGTAGATTTTGAAAAGCTTGATGAGCTATCAGGATTAAGCAAACCTAAAGAGAAAAAGGATCGTGAAGCGCCTTGGCGTCAGGGTATTAATATTGCTCCTGAAGACTTGAAATTAATTCAACGTCCTTTTAACAACAATATTAGCCAAGAAATGTACCTTCGTTTGAACTGGCTTAAATCTATCAGCTCCATTGGCATGGGTTCTAACAAGACCACTTTTACAACCATGCTCAATGAAGCTTTAGAAGAATATACGGCTCGTCGAATCAAAAAACTCGGCGACAATTACGACGTCTGACCAAGAAATTCAAACCATTCGTCGTAAATAATATTCTCGTATTTTAGGGCAAGCAGTTTGAAGTCAAAACCAAAGGCTTCAAACACAGCTTGCTCTAAATTTTTGAGCTTTTCATGCTCCTTTTCCTCATTTGATTCCCAAAATAAATAGTTTGTTTTGATACTCACAGGGCAATTTTTAATAATTTCTCTCGCTAGTTTTGAGTTTCTAGCCGCCACATTGGCTTGTCTAACTTCCAAGTTTGTCACTTCATCAAGGCTTAATCCTGATTCTAATGAGAACAACACAGCCTTTCTTTCAACTTCCTTCAGTTTCAATAAACCAGCAATTAGGTTGCTCACCGTAATGGAATGATCTTTTTTTGATTTAAATCGGGCAATTTTTACCGAGTTGATTTGGCGGTTATAAATAGCGTCATTAATCTGACTAACCGCGTATTCAATTTCCTTATCAATTTGACTTTCTTCATTTTTAAACTTGAATTTAGCAATTACGGCGTTTAATTGATAATTTGTAATTCTTTCAATGTGAGTGGTCCATAATTTCGTAGTTGCCAAATCGCTATTTTTAAGTGCAGGCAAAACACCAGGAACAGATTTTAGTAGCATAAAAAAACTCCGAAATTATTGAAATTATCGGAGCATTCTATTTTAGGAAATTTTAATTGTTCATCAAAATGCTTAGGCTATTTTATCTAAATGTCCTGCACGGCGCACATGATCTAAAATCGGCTCTAAGGCATCTTCAATCGTTTCATCATTCTGGATCAACATATCGTACTGGTTGATTTCGTTTATCCAATGAGATTCGACCTGAATCATGACTTCTAAACGTTCCGCAAGTTTCTGATCTGCTCGAACAATTAAACGTTGTAGACGGCTTTTAATATCAGCGTCGACAAAAACCCCAAGATATTTAATTTCATTTGCTTTCAGATAACGCTTAATCTTCTTATATCCATTTGGGTCGACAATAATTATGGCATTTCGATCGTCTGGCAAGGTTTTGAAATTATCAATCGTTACGCCATATTCATAATTACCATGTTTATTTGTCTCAAGGAACTGATCAGCCTTTTTTAGTGCATCAAACTCTGTTTGAGTAATAAAGTGGTAGTGCAAACCATCAACCTCACCTTCCCGTTTCGGCCGTGATGTTGTGGTAACAATACGATTAAACCCATATTTCTCGGTCAGCGCGTCAGCAATGGTTGTTTTGCCGCTGCACGTTGTTCCAGATAACAATACAAACATCGTCATACCTCATAAGAAGAGGCGGTAGAACCGCCCCAATTAATCCCGATCAATACACTTCCAACCTTGGAAACTTCCGCTTGAATAAGGGATGCAATCTGTAAATGCATAGTAATCATATTGGAAACCAATCTTACGCGATTTCTTCTGTGTAGATGAAGAAGAAACAGGCATCGGTTTAGCAGGCGTTGTAACAGGCTTCACAGAACGAATCGTACTAGGTTTTGTCACAGTCTTAACTGGACTAGAACGAAAACTTGTAGTGGTCGGAGCGCGTGTGGACGAGCTGCTGTAAGACCGCGCAAAAGATGTCGAAGGGCGAGCTGAGGATACAGACGCTGCTCTCGCTACCACCGCTGCATTCGCTTTAGCTCCGCCAATGCAGAAATATCCGATAACTGTAAGAATAATGGCAAATCCAATAGTTGCGATAATTTCCCATTGTTCAGTAGAAGGACGTAAAGCTTTTTGACGATGTAGTTTTTTAGCTTTAGATAACATCAATATATACTCCATATTTATGCTGTCGCTGTATTGCCAATCACCACCGCTTCACTTTCTGCCAGCTTCTTGGCAGCTTCGATAGCGTTTTTGAATTGCTCTTCAATACGTTTTAAATCATCAGCTTCCGTTTTATCGATTCGATAGCAGTCCTCAACCATACGTGGCAAATACAACGAGTAATTCTGGTTACTGTTGGATGGGCGCATAATGGCATTTGAACGCACAGTGATAATTCGACCAATCCAGTCACTAGGGTTTGCATCCACTTCGTCGCGCATTTTTTCATTCTTGATGGCGACATCCACAATGACTTGACCACATGCAGATTTACAATGCAAAGCTCCAGCTCGCCCTTGGTTCTTTGAACCCACCTTACCCGGATTAATGCTCACGACCTCCAGTTCACAATCCGCATCAAGTTTTAATTTAACTTGGTGTTTACTTGTACCGTCTCTCCAGTGACCTTCTGGATGCTTGATTACCAGCCCCTCTTTGCCCTGCATAAGTACATTAAAGAAGTGATCGTAAGTCTCGCTCAATGAGTGGACAATATGCGTATCAATCAGCCGCACATACTTAGGCTTAAACTTGGCCAGCATCGATTTAATCAGTGCAATACGGCGTTTATATGCTGCTTCAAATTTTCCCTTTGACTTAACAGAGCTAAGAGGAATGAAGTCCCAAATCATATAGATCGGTTTTTCATTTTCAGCAAATGAGCCACCCTTTGTGACCGAATTCAAGATGCCATTTCCTACCTTGCGCGGCAGAACTACACCATCACGCTCGACAAGTAGTTCGCCATGATATTGGACATCTTTGATCAGCATATTCATTTCCGCAGTAAGGTCGGAAAAATGCTCCATAGGTAACGGCGTGCCCTGGCGTGAGGACAAGAAGAACTTCTCTTCTAAATTGGTCCCGTTGGCAAACATGCCATCAGCTTTTTCTTGCAAATAAATGCCATCTTTCCACGGCCATGCCTTCAGCTTTACTTCACTAGGCAATGAACAGCGTTGGTATGGAAATACAGGAATCAAATCAGGCACGACTTTGTTGATCGTTGCATCACTAAAACCTGCACGTAAATCTTTTCTTAAAATTCGAATTAAAAGCTCGCCTGACTTCTCTGATAATTGAGCCAGTTGGCTACGCAGCGCTTCGCGCGCTGCATTGCCTGTTAGTTCACGGTTATTAAGCTTAGATAGGAACTCAAGGGTATCAACCTCATCAAACATTAACTCCCCTGTTCCTGCATCTTCTGCTTTTGGCAAAATTCCAAAGACAATAAACGGGTCATATGCCAAACGCAGAACTTCTCTGAACAACCCCTTTTCTGCTTCAAAATCCATGAGTAAAGCTAGTTTTTCATTTTTTGAGCTTTCAGATGCAATTTGGTTTAAAGCCTCTAGTAACTGATCGCTATTCATTGCTACACCTTATTACTGCTTTGCAAATGAAGGAATAAATGAATCTTTAAATGGTGAATCGCCTTCTTTTGATTTCAGCATTTCGCTTTTAGCGTTTCTAATTGTGTCTTTAACTTGGTTTTGATAAGCCTTAAATACTTCTTCGCCGAAATGTTCTCTTGCACCTTGTAAAAAGATTGTTAGCCAACTATCAGTAAAGTCACGAAGCATGTGACCTAGTTCAAGCAAATATTCATCTTCTGATTTATGAGCCACTAATTGTGCAAATTCCTGAATTGACTCAGTGCCGGAATTCACAACTAATGCTGCTTGAACATGCGCCACTACGCCGATAATGGCTCTCATGTAAATTTCTAGGTGATGTGGACCTTGAACGTGAGCTTTTACAAACGCTTCGGTTAAATCCTGAATCTTGCGCATGTGATCAGGAAGCAAGGTCATGAAGCGCAATTCCTCAGCATCTACATTTGAGTCTTTTAATGCCTTGATTAATGCCTTGATTAAAGTCTCTAATAAATCTTCTGCGTTGCTCATAATTTTTCCTGTGTGTTTGCTTTGAAACGGTTAGCAATTTCTAAAAGCGATAATCCGCTCTCGATACTTGGTACAGTTAAGCTCTCACTCTCATTATATAAGTTAGCGCTTACTTTATTTTCTTGTTGCGATTCTACATGAACATCTTTGGTATTCAAACTATTTTTCTTTAGTTTAGTATTGATTGCATCACTTAATAAATAATTACCCTTTGAATTAAATGGAATTTATTTTTCTGGTTTTTCACCATTAATATTAGTAAGTTCTAACTTATAATCAAATTTAGAAGAAATAGAAATTCCTTGTTTAGCCAGCCGCTTCCCAACTTGTTTTCGCATTTCTGAACGATCAATGTAATAGAGAGCCTTACCTGCCTCAATTTCACGTTCACGCATTTCGGCAGCTTCACAGTGATGTCTATGGATAGCGACTACACAAACTGCATCCACCTCGCGTTCATTTCCCTCCTGAACATTATGGATGCGCTTTAGGCATGCGGCATAATTAGGACGGTTGCCAGTATGAGGGCAAAAATCGCAGTAATAGGCATTTGTTCCGCTTCTGGATAATTCCAAATCGAGTTCAGGAAGAGTTTTAGTTACCATGATCCTTGTACTCCTTTATAGGCAGCATACTCATCTGTATCAAGAATTAATTCGCTCAGTTCGCTTCTGATAGGTCCAAAATAATTTTGAAAAATTGACTTGATCTCAGCTTCTCGCCCTTTGTCAAAAATATTGGATGCTTCGCGACCGAAAATTGATTGAGCATATTCAATTGGATTAATCGAATCCGAATTGGTAGACAATTCATCAACTAGATTACGTACAGCAGCCTTACTTAAATTCTTTACCTTTTCTGCTACTGTTGAGTAAGAAAGTCCTTCGTATTTTTCAAGAATTTCGACCGTTCGGTGATAACCGCCCTTGTTATCATGGTAATCAACAGCCTTGATCGCCAAGCCTAATACTTCATCTTGAGTATGCTTGTGGACAGCAAAATATTCTGTCAGCTCCAAAACCTTTTCATTCGTTGTGGTCTTTGTCACCATAAACCGACAATGTGGAACCCCAATAATTACTCTGTTCATTACCATGACCCCAAAACTTCACCATAAAATTCTTGTCGTTGTGCCATGAGCTGAGCTGCCTTACGCTCTTCCTCTTCTTGTTTTCGTTGCCGTTCTTCCTCTGATTCATAGCTGAATGTAAATTTGTACATGTCATCAACTGGAATCCCGAACGTTTGGGACAAGGTTTCTAAATATTGTTCAAAACCCTTTTCGGTAATCGCTGATGCGAAAGGCGCTCTAATGGCATTAATCTGAGAGTCGAGAGTCAAGTAAGTAATAAAATCATGGAAATTATCAAATTCGTGCAAGATTTCGCTTTCACGTAAATCGCTATATTCACCTGCTTTACCTTTTACTTTTAGTGTTTTATTAAATTCGGTATCAAGAGTTGCACCATTACCTTCTTGATGGTGTTTGACTTGAGCGGTTTGATTTACCGCTGAGCCATAAATTTTGAATAATTGCGTGTTGCGTTTAGCTCCGTCCTGTACCGATAACAAGAACATCGAATAATATTTTGTCCCACTCGTATGCAATGAGTAGGCACTTCTGACCACAATTTTTAAACTCATAGTAAAAGCACCTTGAAAACTTCAACAATATTTTAAAAACAATGATTTGGAATCAAATACGATTCAGACTTTACCCATATACTTAATGCGTAAACTTACTGCGCTAATTGGCGTAATTGGTATCGCTTTTCGATACGCTGTGCGAACGATTTCAGGGTCGACTTCATTGGGGTCACATCCAGCAGGCAACGTGGCCAACCTTGCTTTTATGCCAAAGCTATTTATCTTTAAACATGCCTCGATCGCAGACAGAATTGCGGCAGGCTCTCCATCCCACATAATCGTCACGCACTCTAATCCCTCATCTTTAAGCTTTAGTAGTTCAGCCATTTGAGATTCATCACCACCTACCGAAAGATGCTTACCAAATGACGCGACAACTCCAACATTGCAAAGGAACTCGTCTTCCTTGAAGGCTTGATATATCGCCATAGCGTCAAAAGCGCCCTCTCCCATGACGATTTCAACGTAACCTAGGGCATTATGGCCGTTATATAGGTAAGTGCCCGTAGACGCGAAACCAGGAGGAAATAGATACTTCTTTTCAGCCTTTCCTGTAATATCTCGACCCTGAAAAGACACAAGCTTGCCTTCAAGGTCCCTGACAGGAATGATGATTCTCATGCTGTAGTTTTGGTATTGCTTTTCACCCATTGGACCTATGTATGCAAACCAACCCTTTTGACAGAATTTCAGTCCAAATTCACGACACGTATCGAGCGTTATATTTCGCTCTTTAAGGTACTTTAGGTTCTGACCCATGATCGGCAAGTCATAGGCTTTTGGAAGCTTTAGATCGCCAATTTTGGTTTGTGTGGGTTCACTTTTGCGCTTTGGCTGCCAGCCCTGCTCCTGAGCAATTGCTTTAACATGCTCGACTATCTCTTTATTGCTTAGGCTATTACCGCCTATACCCGCCTTAATAAACTTCCATTTCGAGAATTTGGTTTCGCAATCACCATGAAAGCAGTTACCCAAACCCGTATCCTGATTCAGATAGACTTTCCAGCTTGAGTTACCACATACCGGACATTCCTTAACATTCAACTGGATTCCGTTTTTTCCGCGAGTTACTTTGTATTCAAACCCTTCGCGGTTAAGCCAATACTCCATATCAATGCGGTCTAATATCTCCGCTAAACTTTCTTGATCTCTCATATTGCAAAATCGCATTAGATATAATTAGCGCTTATTTATACTAGCACAAATTTATAAATAAGCGCTTACTATAATATTGGGTTAAATTTATTCGACGCTAATCACTTCTTCCAAGAACCTCATCATGGACACATTCTGCTTAATCACTACCGTAACCCCCATCTCTTGGTTACGAGATGCTGCAAAGTACAATCGAGCCTGACCTTTCGCTCTCTCTTCCTCTGTAATGTTGATGGAGATTGCAACGTCAGCGGTCCTGATTTTGTTAAAGTCCTCAGCTACGTGCTCTGCCTTGGCTACCGTTGACTTAAAGCCCTCACGGTTGGTCTGAGTAGCTGTCAGTAACGCCACATTCTCTTCAAAAGCAATCGCGCGTAAATCAACATAGATAGCTCTTGAGTTCTCTTTTGGGTCATTTGTACGAATATCTGGACGCATCAAATCTGCATAGTCCACAATGATCATATCGAACTTGATTGGCGGTCTTATCGTTCCATCAGGGTTCCGCCCAGGATTCTTATACCTATCAATTAACGCTCTTAGCTGTGACGGAGAAAATGTACCGGAACCAAATTCATGAATAATAAATTTGCCCGCCGTCTTGGCTACCGTCTCGACCGCAGTTGCAACACTTGCAGCCTTCGACGCCAATTCTTTCATGATCACTTTTGAAATAGAGGCATCTAAACGGTCGGCAATAATGTCTTTACCAACTTCTAGCGTTACATATAAAACGTTGTATTTAGCAAAGCTTGCGATACGGCCAAAGTGAATAAGCGCTTGCGTCTTACCGGCTTTTGCACCGCCCATTAATAGAGACAGCTCCTTGCGTCCCCAACCTCTGTGATAGAGCAGATCATCAAGTTCTTTACAGCCAGTAGTAATGCCTGTCGGAGGTACTTTGCCTGTCAGCTTCTCGATACGTGCCAGCTTACGATTCAACGCCTGAGCGAAGAAGTCATAACCAACACCCTCTTCATTCAATCCGACCGCAATAGCTTCCTTGATACGCGCTTCAATCTTGGCGTAATTCCCTGCCTCAAGATCAGGAACAGAATTAACAATCGCATTGGATACCGCCTGTTTTCGCGCGAACTCAACAACCTTTTCTTCAACGAAAGCCTTGTCAGTGACATAGATGCCAATTAATTTCTTTCTAGCTTCCACAATTGCCGCTAAGGTTTCTCGCTTATAAACTTTAGAAGCAGCTTTATCCTTGATAATTTGGACAACAGAAGCAGGATCAGGAGAACATCCATATTTATTGAAGTGTTGGAGCGCAATATCGACCAGACATGCTTCACCCTGATTTTCGAAAAATTCTGGCTTCAGAATATGGGCGGCTCTTCTAAGAAACTCATCATCACGTAAAGTTAAAGCCGCAATTTTTGATTGAAACTCATCGTCGTAATCAAACTTTTCTTCGGTGAAGCCTTCGAGTTCTTTATCAACGACCTCTTCTTCATGAATTTCGGCCACAGCAGTAGACATATAAGATAATCCTTATAGAAATTAGATGGCTTACGTTTAAGATTTAGATTTCGACTTTCTCTCTAGCTCATCAACTAGGTCTTCAATCCCCTTAGTTGGTGAGAACTCGGAAATTTGGTGTTTGAAAAGAACACGCGCACGATAACGACCGTTTTTATCACCATTCAAATAACAACGAAGCGAGATCGTTTCTGCATCCGCAGCACGGATGTATCCACGTACAACTTCGCCGTCTGTTTTAATGACTACAATTTCCTGTTCTTGCTCTTGCAGCTTACGAACAAACTTCATGTAGCCCATTTCTTCAATTTCGCATTCGTTCGCTGGCAGCCTACGCCCATACGTTTTACGCGGCTGAAATTGAAGTTTTTGCTTTTCTTCCGTATTTAAGTAAATAGACTCCTTTGAAATTGGAGCGCTATTGCCGAACTTGTTTTGTATCGCAAGTTCTTTCTGCCATTCGCTCATTAAAACCTCGAAACATTAGTAATTACTATAAAAACGATATTATCAAATTATAGTAAGCGCTTATTAATATTTTAAGAGAAAAAAGCATTAAACACTGGATTTAATAGCTTGGTTGATGATTGAAATGTCAAAAGACTCTAAAGCTTTTTCAATGCGAAGCGCATCATAGCGATAAATGCATGTCCCTAATGCGTAATGCTGCACTTGACGCATCCGCACCTGCTTAACAATAAAATCTTCATAATCAACTTGCATTGGACTGTTATGAAAAAGTGTAGCGGTAAAATATGGACTTTTAGCGATCTGGAGCGAAGCTTGACAATAAGACTCCCACTCATGGAACACTTCAATTAACAGTTCTTCTTTTTTTAGTTGAGCAGGTCTAGGTGGCAAAGGTCTACCATTCGCAATCACCTTAAAGCATTTATCAAATGCGGTTTTTAAATAGAAGTCATAACGCATTCCCAAAGCATCAACTGCCTGTCTGAGTCGCCAAAATGACAAGGCCTCACGACTGAGTAAGAAATCTCGCTCCTTAATGGGTTTAACGAATTCGGCCGCCTTATGATCAATAGCTTTTCTATAAAAGTTCCGATATTCATTTTTGAAAAGCCGAAAGAAGTAATAAGTGGCTTGCATGGGATGCATCAGCCTATAGTCAAACCACTTGGTTGTCATTAACTGCGTTTCTAGCTTCCGCTCTTTCTTAGGAATGTACTGAATGGTGAGAATTTCGTAATGTTCTAAATCAAGGTCATTGCCATAAAAGTGACCCGCCCAATCTAAATACTTGGGTATTTGTTTTTCAACTTGGGACATCCGATCGTTTCCGAATAATTAATATAAAAACTTAAATATTATAGAAAGTATTATTTAATTATTCGTTAGCACTTCAAAAACCCAAGTTTTCGGAAAAGACCCAAGTGCAGGAATGTTTAAGCCGGTCTTTTAGAGTTATAAAGTTCAATTAATGCGTGTTGTAGAGTTACGCCTTTAATCTGGGCATATTCGCGGACGTATTCCTTGGTTACGCCTTCATCCAGCTTTAATAGTGCCTCATACAGTCGTTTTATGCCATTTAATTCAAATTCATCCTTTTCTTCTACTGGCTTTTCAATAGCAGACTTATAAACGCCAGATTCAACGATAAATTCTTTTAATGGGTTCTCTTTGTTAAGGTCCTCTTCGCTGAGATCACTACCCAAAAACTCTTGGGTCGATACTTTTGGAAGTCTAATGTTTTCTAAAGGAGCGCCTGTCTTTTTAGCTGAATCGGAAGAAGGCTTGCTGTCATGGATTTCTTTCGCTTCGCCTTCAATGAAGTTATCGGTTTTTAAACTTACTTCAAAATAAATGCCCGTGATATTACGTCCTGTCTTGATTTTCTTTTCAGTAATAAACAGGTCAGTAAAACTATTAATCTGATCTATTGCCGGCTTCAATACACGTTTATTGAAGTTGGTCATATCCGTACTTTCGGGATTTTTCTTGTCTCTATACTCATGAGGAAGAAGGCCCATCTTGGCACGGAAGTCCTCGAAGTCATAAACAGGAGTTTTTCGTATATCCGAATTTTTCCAACTAGCGACCAACTCATACAGACGGATGCCATATTTACTGGTCACATCGCGTAAATTGTCGATGGCATATTTGGTAAAGGTTCCTTCTAGCTTGGTTACTAGAGGAATCACATCAGGAGCTAGGGTGATCGTTAATAATGCATCATCCTTAACGTATGAAACTCGTGATACCCAACGTGACCGAACCACCTCAATCTTGCCATTTCGCATTGTGGTGTAAGAAAAACGTCTTTCAAATAAGGTATCTTCGGCTTCCTTCAGTGTTTTATATGCCGCGCTCACTGTTGTATTAAATTTTTGGGCATATAAGGAAGCAGGAATCTCGATAATCGTTTCGGCAGTCAGATCTGCATTCTTATTTCTGGAAACTAAAATGGCGAGTAGAATTATTCTTTGCTCAGCAGTGTCCAAAGCGTAGCTTGCATTAATCAATGCATTCGCTTTATAAACATCTGAATTCCTAATAAGTTCTGCCATATATTCCGTTTCAGAAAGGTTTTATTGGTTTTCGTAAAAGGTACATGATTAGATAATGTTTGTAAATCTAGTTAATCAGTCAGAATTGAGCGGATTTATATTTAAAGATTTTGACCAAAACATGACAATGTAATGACATTACCGGAGTTTTTGTACCGTTATAGGCATTCCTTCGGAATTTTTGTACCGTTATCGCCTGTTTTGAACGGAAAAAATGTACCGTTATCACTCCCCTATCGGAGTTTTTGTACCGTTATGATGATTTTGGCTATTAGTTTAGCGGAGAAAATGTACCTTTATAGGGGTGTAAACGGAGAAAATGTACCGAAATCCTTTTATGTATTCTTTAAGTTAATGGAAAAATGGCTTTAAAAGGTACTTATTCGGAGTTTTTGTACCTTTATAGGACTTCTAACGGAGAAAATGTACCGTTAAAGGCGATTTAACGGAGTTTTTGTACCTTTTAAACTATTGAAAATACAAGACAGAATTTTTGTACCGTTAAAAAGGAATATTTGTACCGTAATTAAAACTTTTTGTACCGTTAAAACGGAGTATTTGTACCGCTCAAACGGAGTTTTTGTACCTTAATAGGCTTTGAAAGTATTTGATAGCAATCGTTTCAGAGCTTCTAAAAGAAAAAAAGAAAAGATTTTAAATTCAAATAGGTTTTAAGTTATCCACAACGGAATTTTTGTACCGTTATTATTAGAACTCTTGTAATTCAAAGCATAGAGCGTTTTTGAAAAAAAGAGTTCACAGGAAGAAGTAAAATTGGGTTTAGTTTTAAATTCAAATTAAGATTTGTTTTGAAGATAAGAGTACATAAGGATAATGCATGTTGTTAAAAACATTATTCCCCCTACCAGATGCCAAAGAAATGAAATCATTGTTCTATCGGCTCATCATAGGTGCACACTGTAAACAGACAGTGACATGGATATTGTTTTGAATTGTTGAAGCTGTACATCCTGAAAACAGGATGCACAGCATTAATGTACCGAAATGCTTCATGATAAGAATAATTTCTTTTCAGCAGCACGGCGGTTAACTAATCCATTAATACGTTTGCCATTGTCAAAAATCCAACGATCAAACTGATTTGCAGCAGCAATATAGTTTCCTTGGTTAAGGACAGCCAACATTGTACTTTTGACAAATGCAGTTTCACCTACGTTGTAAACAAACGAAGCAAGCGCATCAAATTGATTTTGAGTTACCTTGACCTTCACATACTTATCAAGACAAGCATCAACCCACTTACAATCGTTTTTAAGCCATTCTTCTGCTTGAACACGAGTACAAGTATCACCCATTTTTACAGGTTGGCCGTTTGGATATTTGATTGTGCCGAAGCCAATAGTCGGGACGCTACCAGTATCCAGATACGCCTTATCACGAAAACCTTCAAAACCTCGAATAAGCTCATATCCGTTTTCTGAAATATCCCATTGTCCAGTAACACTGGTTTCAAGTTTATAACCGATGAGTTTGGCGAAAGTTTCTAATCCCGCCTTCTCGATAATCTCGTCACCAGCAGTTACTTGTTCCTGAGTTAATCTGCCTCCTGACATCGCCCGAAGCCAAGAATAAGTTTGCGCAATCTGGGCCATTTGCACTGATGCAAGTGCGGATACCATGCTACTCATTAATCTTTAAACTCCTTCAGGTCGTTTTTAATATCAGTTGCAACTTCGAAAATGTCGGAATCCTCCTTCTTTTCGATATAGTTGAAAATCCAACGGACAATAGCCCACCCCGGCAAGCCACATGTGAAGAAGAAACCGCCAAGAGCGATCATTCCCCATACGTCTGTTGCCCAAGCGTGAAGGTTAAATTTGATGATGATGAAAGAGCCGCCAGCCAAGCTTGAAATTACTGTGGTAATCAAGCCAACTCCCCACTCTCTCGGAGATCTCGGCATCCGCATCATGAGCACTACAGCCGCAACTGCCATCACACAGATTGCGACTACGATAGTCATGCCAAATGCCTTCCAAGCAGCGAATCCACCGATAGTAGTTGATACTGGTTCGGTCATGATTTTCTCGCCTTAGATTAGTTGAGAAAATATAACATTTTTACTATATTTTATAAATAAGCACTTACTAATAATTTATGGGTGTGTAAAAATTATCGTTGTTCAATTTTTAGGATGTTTACTATGGCATTAAAGCAGATCACGAAAGATGAAGCTAACCTTTTGAACGTTCTTTTAGGGCAAGTCAACTTGCTCGAAGGTCAAAATGGAAAGCCGGTTGAAAACTTGACCTTGATTTACGATCGGAAGACTCCTGGTCTAGCTTCGGTCGGACTGGTCTATGTAGATGAAACCACTACTACAGAAGAAAATGGTGGTGCCGCATAACCACTCAACTACATTAAAAAGGCTTCCAGTTGGAAGCCTTTTTTACATATTAGTGACGTCAACCAATTCCCTTACCATTCCATGGAATTTTCGGCATTTCAGGTCGGTTCAATTTAACTTCTTGCTTCACACAATCAATGATTACTTTGTCATAACCCTTTAGCTTTTCCATATGCGCTTCATTACTTGCCATTTCAACTGCTATTTCAGCCCTTTCAGCGGAACAGGCACTTTCTGTTTTAAATTCCCCAGCAATTACGCTATTAACTTCAGCCCCATTCAAAATCAAAGTAAGTATTAATAAATACATAACGACTCCTTAAGTTGGCATATAACCTACATAAATAGTTGTTACCCAAGATCTGGTATCTGTATCACCGATAGCAGGTTCACTTAATCTCAGTTGCAAATAGAGAGTTGTATCTTTAAAACAAGCTAGTAAGAAATTTTGTGTAGGAGGAAGTGGGTACAAATCACCCCCTTCGCCGTTGAACCAGAAGAAATTTATACCATCAACCCATATCCACATCTTGCCCGGAACACCGTTAGGTATAACGTTTGCTTTCCATTCATCAATTCCAACCATTTCTTCAAATGTTCCAATTTTAAGAATTCTTGGAGAATTCATGAAGGTCTGCAAATCCCATACAATTTCATTGTTAGCATTTCGTACTTCTAAATATGCGGATGAAGATGAGCTTATAGCTAAGGCTTCTGTATACTGACGGCAGTATATAGTCTGCCGTCCCTGATGAATGCCTTGATATAAACCTGGTTGGTATTGAGAATCTCTACCTGTGAATGTTTGCGGGTTAAAAATTACAGCATCGTCAGCATGCCACCAGTTTATTTGATCATCCCTTGCTAGTTTATATGGCGCTACGAACAGCGTTTCGTATTTTCCAGTAACAGGGTTACGAGCACCTGTTGCCCAATTAGAACTGGTCATATCTTGTGCAGTCCATACGATTTCACCAGCTTTTACTAAGACTTTGCTTTCACTGTTGAGAACAACTTCACCAGTATCGTCCTTAATTTCAATACCTATGGGCATAACTGCGTAGCTCCTAGTGATGAAATATTTTAAATGTGTTTGTTTCGGGAGGTAGGCCCCAATCATGCTTTGCATAAATTACAGGTGCTCCACCAGTAGTTTTTCCAAAGGTGATTTCTACATTAAAGATTATGTATCTACCATTGGTGTAGATGGCGTCAGTTGGAACAGCCCACCTAGGTCCATCATTAATTCCTGCAATGTTTTGCTTGCTGTAAGAACTTTGTTGAATCGTTACAGTAGTGACAAAAGTAATTACATGATCCGTTGACGAATCATAAGCGATTGAGTTATCTGGATACCTTATTTCAAGTCTAGCGTTTGCCATTTACCAAATCCCTAATCTAATACGTGCCACGTTGTTATCGTCATAAACGGTAGTCAAACTACCTGTAATAACCATTCGCGCTCCATTAGGCTTCGTTGGATCCTTAAGTGTGGTTAAAGTTCCAAGATTTGCGCTAATTGCACTTAAACTTGAGGCATTGATTTTTTCCGCGTTGATATAGCCGATTGACGCATTATCCAAATACAGTCCGGCAGGTACGACTGTTCCATTTGGCAACGTTGTGGCTGTCGGTTGATAAACAAATGCGTATTTAGGCGCTACAGAACCCGCTGCGGCATCAGATGGTGGAGCGATGGCGAACTTGTTAGCCTGAATAATGAAATCAACGGTTTTGCTATCGTTCTCAATCCCAACACCGCCAATTAAATTGCCGGATTGCAACTTCAAAGTTGCTCTTGATTTCAATCCATCAATTGATTGTTGCTGCGATTGAATTGACGCCGTATGTCCACCCACAGTTGTTTGCAGATTGGTAATACTTGTCGCCTGAGTTGAGACTTTTCCATCAATCGTTGATACCTTGGCATCAAGTGAAGATAGCGCTGAGGCCTCAGCTTTATTCGATAAGCCATCACTCAATGCTTTAATGTCCTGAGACCATGCGAACCACGAGTTGTAATCAGCACTTCTTCGTTCAGCAGTAAAAGCCGAAGAAGAACCTCGTGCAATTTGAATGATTGGGCCACCAGATGGGTCAGTCCACGGCACTTGAGTTTCTAACGTTACATACAAATCAGGCATGAGGCCGCTTAGCCCAAGTACGGCTGTAGTCTTGAACTCTCGAACGATTTTTAAGCCGTGGTTTTGCCAGTACCAAGCCGGAGGTTGGTTATCATTACGAGTATCAGAAAGCTGAATTTCTTTATAGATTCCACTTACAGAGGCGCTTAATGATGTAAGTGCATTACTGTGCGAAACAATATCGTTACCTTGTTGCGCAACTGTGTTAGATAAACTTGAAATAGCCGCCGCATTCGCATCTAGCTGAGCGGTCACATTACGAGCATCACCCATTCCCATAGGCGCGCCGTTAACAAAAGTCAGTGGATATTCAATCCATTGGTTTCCAACTGTGGAATCAAACATACCCAAAATGCCGTTACCCGCATCTAAGTCTTTACGGCCAACAAAGATAGGCAATGCATTCCAGTTCCAAGATCTGAAATACCTGTCTCCTGCGCCACATGCGAGTAAAAGCGCTCGTAAATCGGTATTAGGATTTGAGTCTCCAACTGCTCCAATGTTGTCAGTGCCCACAATTGCAAAGTAAGTTCCTGATGCAAGCGCATTAATTGCTGCATAAATTGCATTACAACCTGCGACAATGTCTCCATACGTATCATATGCAGTGCAACTAACCACGTCGCCATTGTTGAATACGATGAGATTCAAACCACGACCAAAGCCACTAATCTTTCCTTTATATGAATGAATGCCACCATCTTTAGGCATCCCTACAGCAGAGCCATTTCTAAAGGTGACAATAGAATACGATTTGGTATTGCCGATCTGGTTAGTTAAAGAAGTGATTGAGCTAGATTGAGATGCAATATTCCCTTCTGTTGTTGAGACACGACTAGACAAATTGTTAAGTGCGGTAGAGTTAGCCTGCAAATCACTAACAAGCTTTTTATTACCAGTGATGTTGCGTACTTGAATATTGGTAACATGCCACTTTTCATTTGGCACAGTATCCCAAGCATTTACTTGAAGCCAAGGATGCAATTGAGCCATACCTTCAGGCACAGTAAAGTAGCCTTCTAGCATCGTCCAACTTCTTCTTTTTTCCTGCGTTGTAAATACAACTCCAACCCATCCTTGGTTGCCTGCGGTGTCGAAGTAATGAAAACCGAGAGTGGAATAAGCATCACCGGCGACAGGCGACGCAAACCATGCCGAAACATAATACATATCACCAGCGTTGCATCTAAACATTGGACCGTAATATGCATCACGGTTGTTTAGCGCCAGTGCTTTTGGTGATGGAGGATTAGGGGCCGCATTTGCCGCATCTACAATTGCGCCTGATGACCAATCGTTTCTTGGGTCTGCAAAATTAGCATTGCGCACCCAATTCGTTAGATCGTTATTGGTAATGGTATTACTTAATGAAGTAATCGAATTACTGTTCGAGGCAATTGAATTGCCTTGTTGTATGACTTTGGCATCTAAAGAACTGATTGCTGAAGCATTGGCATCGATACCTGCTTTAATATCTTCTGGCGCAGGACTCCAACCTGTCTCTTTTGAGCCTTTTTCGACTTTAACGTTTTTCAATCTAACTCTACTATTGAAGTAAAGTCCAAAACTTTCAAAGCCCGTACTGTCGATATTTATCGTTGCTACTTTGTGACCCGATGAAGAATCCGGCCACCAGAAATACTTATAGTCGCCATTAGGGTTTCTAAAACCAACGCCACTACTTGTAAATGTTCCATCTAAATTTTCAATATCGAAACTAATCGTGTGCTGCCCAACAAGTGGCTCAACAAATGGCTCGATAAATAGCCAATTCCAACCTTCACGCACCGTCTGAGTATTACGGACCAAGTTTCTTCCACCGATAACCAATGAGCTATTAAAGCTATTGATCTGCCCCGCCATCGCCTCATCGGCTTGAGCTTTGGTGTAAGTGTTCGCAATGGCATTTGCGTTAGATGCAATGTTTCCTTCGGCAGTTGCAATGCGAGAATTTAACGAAGTAATGGCATTACTGTTTGAAGAAACGCGACCATCAATATTAGTAACTTTACTGTCCAGTGAATTGAGAGCTGTAGAATTTGCTTTTGTGTCTGGCAAATAATCATAAGCGCTTGGAACCCATGCATCAGTTGTAATTAAATCGCCTTTGACCAATACAGCCCAATAAACTGTACCAATACTGTTTTTATCGGCCGTTGGGGGATTAATCATGTAAAAGTTGATGTATTTGCCGTCAGGACCGCCATCTTTTGTGAATGTTACTTTATTAACGATTTTACCGTTTGTGTTTTCAATACCCTGTAAGCCTTGCCAGCCACCACCAGCGTAAGCCCACAAAGATGAATTGGTATCACCCGCTCCTCGTTTATGCTCCGCACACCATAACAACGTATATTTAGCGCCAATCTCCCACTCTTCACCCATTTCATATGTAACATGAGGATAACCCATGCCGTTATAAGTCCCCACTACATTTGACTTGATCAGTAGATTTGTACCAGCTTTACCACTTAATACTAGGCTGTTACTTAATGAGGTGAGAGAATTGCTATGGGAAATGAGGTCATTACCCTGCTGCGTAACTGTATTAGAAAGGCTTGAAATTGCAGAGGCATTGGCGTCAAGTAGAGTTGTGATAGCTCTAGCGTCACCAATACCCATTGGAACGCCGCTTACAAATGTTAGCGGGTATTCAATCCACTGATTACTAACCGTAGAGTCGAACATTCCAAGAATGCCGTTTCCTGCATCTAAATCTTTGCGACCAATAAAGATCGGCAATGAGTTCCCTACCCAAGTGTTTAAATAACTACGACTTGCTCCGCATGCTAAAAGAGTAGCTCGTAAATTTTCAGCCGCACCGTGCACGGCAACACTTCCAATATTATCAGTACCTACGATTGCAAAATAAGTGCCCGAATTTAAGCCTTGAATAGCGTTATTTAAATCTTGACACGCGCTTTCCATATAACCATAAGTGTCGTAATTGTTACAGCTAACAACGTCACCATTATTAAAAACAATAAGGTTTAGACCGCGCCCAAAACCATTAATCTTGCCCTTGAAAGAATGGATACCGCCATCTTTTGGCATTCCAATTGCTGAACCGTTTCTAAAAGTTAGAATAGAATAGGATTTAGTGTTACCAATTTGATCGCTTAATTGAGTTACTGCTTCACTTTGACTTGTGAGCTTGCCTTCAGCGTCAGAAATGCGCGTTGATAACGAATTAATCGCACCATTTGCGATTGAAATGTCGCCCTCAGCGTTGGTCACGCGTGAATTTAAAGATGTGATCGAGTTTGTATTAGTAGTAACTTGACCGCCAATATTAGAAACCTTAGAGTCAAGCGCTTGTAGCGCGCTTGACTCTGCTTTCTTCGTAAGTTCGCCATTGATTGATGTAACGCTGTTATTCAATTGAGTAATTGAAGCGCCTTGGCTAGTAATTACCCCCTCGGCGTTCGTTACGCGAGTTTTAAGATTGCTAATGGCAGAAGCATTGGCATCAAGAGCGGATTTAATAGCGCTTAAATCTGCTGGTCCTGCAGTCCAAGTTGACGCAGGCACATCAACGCCGACGACCTCCTCAAGCATCAACATATCAATGAGAATGCGAGAGCCAGCAACGTTGTAAACGCCATTTCCATAACAAAGAAAAATAAAAGCAAACGCATCTGACGGCGCAGTTACGGATTTGAAGCTAATTGTACCGCCGTCATTTGATGGTGTAATTCTGGTGATGTTGGTTGTCTGATTTACCAGTAAAGCTTGAGTTATAGAAATACCGCCTGACGTGCGTCTAAACCAGTAAATCATAAAATTAACTTCTGCTTGCTTTGTTGCATCAAGGTTTTTTAAGTAAGCGCTAAACATGTAACGCTTACCTCCAGTTATCGTACCAGCTGCTGTAGTATTTACCGTAGCATTTGACGATGATCCAAAATAGATATTGCCAGCGACAGCATTAAAGGTGACGTCATAAGCCTTACCATTAATACGCATTGGTGATTTCACCAGAGCAACCGTTCTATTTGCTCCAGTAAGGTAAGGAGATAATTCTTGTGGGTCGGAGAATGGCGCAATAATATTGTTTACGCCTTTGCCTGTACTTAACTCTGATTTTAGCGATGTAACGGAATTAGCAGCAGCGTTAGCCTTTTCTACCGCTGTGCTTGCAGTTTGTTGAGCGGTCGCGGCAGAGTTGATAGCATCTGCGGTTTTGCCCTCGTTTGTTGTTAAACGCGAATCAAGTGAACTGATTTTTGATGCATTTGCACTTGTGTTTGTGGCGTTGGTTGTGATTTGCTCTTGTAAGCTAGACAAAGTACCATTTGTGCTCGACTTATAAGTCTCAATGTTGCTTAACAGCGCCGCATCTTCAGACTTACGTTGAGTTGTTTCTGTGGTGAGGCCATCATTAAGCTGAGCAATGGCTGCAATACGTGCATTTGCTTCATCCGAAATTTCTTTATTTAATTGGTCGGTAACATTCTGTAAATCAGATGCCGTTTTAGATGCAACAGAAGCAGCTTCATTTGCTGATGTTTGAGCATTGACTGCGGCTGTCTGAGCATCTGTTGCTGCCGTTTGCGCATTATCGGCAGCAGCTTTAGCATTATTTGCCGCAGTTTGCGCGGCTTCAGCTACATTGGCTGAATTTTCAATCTTGTCCTGTAATTCAGTTGCAAGGTCGCTTTCCCCAATTTGACCAGAGATTAGATCAAGTACCTGATCTGGGTCATTTCCAGTCGTGCCTTTAACGAAGTTCGACCAATCACTTTCATTGCCAGACTTATCAACGGTTTTCGTTCTGTACCATTGATCAAGACCGCCCTGTAATCCCTGAATAGTCAAGGTGTTTGTAGGATATGAAACATTACCGAGCAATCTAGGGTTTGAACCATCAGCCCGATCACTCACTTCAATGACAACATGTGATAGGTCAGAGTTACCTGCCGGATAAACCCAATCGAGCTTCATGCCGAACAATAACGGCGTGGTTGTCAAAGAAAGGACATTAGTTGGCTTGCCAACTTTTCCTTTTACGTCGGTGCTTGTTGAATACTTCGGATAAGAACGTGCTCCAAAAAGGTTGTACGCAACAACGCGAGCTGTATAGGCTCCCGCGTATACATCCTCAACCTCAATACTTAATGAAGTGGTCTGTGGAAGCTTGACCCAGTTGCCATCATTGCGTTTCCATTCGACTTCATAACGCGCTGCATTTTTCGCTTCTTTCCAGCTAATAACGAGGCGAGTTTTTGCGACATTTTGAGTGGTAATAATTTCACTCTTAATCTCGACACTTGCAGGAGGTTCCTGATTGCGAGAGTTCAAGATTGAAGTCGGCGGAACATCAAGCATCAAATCATTTTCAATAGATTGATACTTGTTAGGATTGTGAGGAACGGCAGTAATGTTATAAGTGCCCTTTTCTTCACCTTGAGCAACGTTTACAACGCGAGCGATTACTGGTTGTAATTCTGCCGCTTTGATAATCCATAAAGCGTATTTGACAGGCATAACCGTCAAGGCTTCAGCCCATTCCACCACTGTTACTTCTTTGGTGTGTCCAGAAACGGTTACTGTCTTTTTGGTATGAGAAGCAATTACGCGCTCTGCTAATGACCCATCTTCTAAACGGATCACAAGCGTCAAATCGGTAAATTCCCCAAAATCAACCAGATCATCAAGAACTGCCTGTTTGGTCGTGCAATCTAGTAAACGTCCACCAAAACGTTTACCTGCGCGGTCACGGTCCTGAACGTAAATCAAATCACCCGGCAAAAGGAGAGCTGCATCAATGCCGACATTGAATGTGATTGTTTCTGACTGTTGGTGCTCGCTGTATAGCAACCAACGGCCATAACGAGCAGCTTGACCGCGTGACGTACACCCGAATGCCATGACTTCTGTTTTGCGAATGCCATAGCGTTCAATGAGTTCAGGGTCTTCAACTACTTCTGGAACTTGTTTGTAGTCGTCATTCGGATCATTCCATGTAACTACCGCGACTGAATGACGGTCTTTATTCGAAGTTCCCTGATAAGAGAAATCGCCAACAATATTGGTATTGTTGAACAGCATTTGCGGAGTGCCTGGCGCATCGATGGTAAAGCCCACCATATGGCCTGCCCAGTAAGCCATGCCGTTAAATGCCGAGCAAATATCGACAATGAGGTCATACGCTTCAACGCGAGTATTGATAACGCAGTTGATTGTGTATCGCGGTTCTTTGTTGCCAAAGCCGTCATCAACAAGCTGATCGCAATACTGACCAATCACATACAAACGGCTTTCATCGATCATTTCAGGCGTAATGTATTCGCCTAGACCGTAACGTTTGCTAAGCAACAGGTCATACAGAATCCATGCAGGGTTACTTGATGACTCAAGCTTGAAAGTACCATCCCAAGGCCCTGTGTATGACCCGTCTTTATTGCGGTTTGACGGAACCTTAATTAATAGACCATCTACCAGATACTCACGTTTAGGAATTGAACTAAACGTTTCTGAACTGAATCGGGTAGCGACCAATGCAACGTTTGGATATGAAAACTTGGTTAATTCAACTTCCGAGTAACTCTCGAAGAATGTTGTGTTTTGAAGGTACGATGAATTTGAATCTGGGGTTGTTCTTGTGATCTGGAATGACCAAGCGGTAATTGGTGTACCGTCAGCTTTCTTTTTTGGAAGGTCGAAAGAGAAAGAACGCTGATAACGTGATGTCGTTTTACCAGTGATCTTCTTGTTTGCTAGGATTTCATAAGGGCCGTTGTTTACCGACAACTTGATTTGGAACTCTACGGAAGTGCCATAGGTATCGCCGGAGCTGCGATCGGTAGACAAAAGAGAGTTCACGGCCAAAATGATGCGAACGCGATCTGCATTTGGATTTGAAACCGTAAATGCGCTAGGGATGCCGGATTTAAGCTGTACGTTTTTGTAAAAAGGAGTCTCTACCCCTTCGCCAAATCCTTCGATGTAGTCTTGTCGCTGTAAACCGACCCGTTCCGCCCAAGACACATTCGCGAAGTTCAGTTCACCGTTTGTATGACGTAAGCGAGTTCCATCAAAAAAGATTGATTTTTCTTTTTCGGTAAGACTGTCGCCGTCAACGTTATCGACCAGACCACCGATTTGACCTTCGCCAATTAGATCAATGATATTTACATACGCGCTAGATTGAAGGTTATCTGGATCTTCTCTCGGCACGGAAGGGCTTTTGCTGCCTCCAGAAGCCCCTGCAATTGGTAAAGGAAAACCAAATTTCTTAATTTTAGCGTTCATACATCATTCCCCAATTAACTTGCTTATTCGCCTTCAAACAACAACTGGTCAATCGACATAGCGACTGAAATAGGCGTTCCTTGAACTAGACATCTGCCGTAAATGAGCTGAATTGGTCCGCCCTGAACTTCGGTCTGTTCAGTGCCATTGAAGTAATGGGACGTTCTTCGTTGGGACTCGCCATTTTTCTTAGGTTTAGGCGCAAGTAATTGAGAGATACCGCCTGCGAGCATTCCGAATGCTGTTGGTAATAAAGCTGGATACCAAATGCTGGCAACTAGAAGGACAACACCGACCACTGTTTGCAAGACACCATTACCACCTGCTCCGACAACCACTGGTACAAAGCGAATGGTTTTGAGTTCACCGTGAACCAAGCCAAAATCCTCATCAGATAATTGACGCTTGGTTCCATCTTGGAATTCGCATAAAACGCGGTAATGAGCGAATTTGGCTGCTTTTTCACGCAACCAGTTGACCAATGAACCAGAGGTATTTGCGTTGATAAGTCTTAAAGCGTGACTTGGACCTCGCGCGGCAACGCTCCACTTTCTGCCAAATTTCTTTCCAAGTTCTCCGTGCAAATAAACATCGACTAACATTTACTTTTGTGCCTCATTTGCTTAACAGTGTGCTTAAGCCAGTAGGAGCCGTAGACATAGGCGTCGTAGCGAGATAAACGACCCTCGCAGTGATGAAGGATTTTTTCTGTACCGACATAAATGGCTGAGTGGTTTGGGTTGCCACTGTTGTCGGTTTGAATAAAAAGAATGTCGCCGTACTGAAGGGGCTGATTTGTCACATCGACAAGCCCTACTTCTTCGTACTTATTGATGAAGTAATTGGTTTCTTCATTGGTCCAGAACTTCTCTACACGCGGGTAGTCACGAAGTTCGATACCAAACTCACGTTGGTAAAAGTCGCGGCAAAGCGTCCAGCAATCGAAAGAGCCATATACATATGGACGACCTTCGTATGGGGCTTCATATCCGGTTGGTGAAAACTCTACGAGATCGTTAAAATGGAATTCGTCCCCTTTCTTCTCGACCATTAGCATGTACCAAGGCAAGCCTGTCACTTCACAGCCGGCCAAATCAGATTCGGTTGGCTTCGGATTGCCATTGGTATGCGTATGCCATACACCAACAATTTCACCTTCCTGTTCTGCGCGAAGATACTCATCGGGATTAATAAGAAACTGAGTTTTCGGGAACGGCGAATCGTTACGACATTTTATAGTAAGCGCTAACTTATATTTATTGACAACAATAAAGCCACAAGCTTCATTTGGATAACAATCCATCGCATGTTGTTTAATTTCATTAAGTAGGCGTGTGTCGATCATACGCGCTGCACCCCTGGGAATGCGCCGTATGGAAGAACGGCATTTTCACCAAATCGGCAAGTACAAGAGCTAACCCGTTTCCCGCAGGCATCAAGATTCGGGTCATCTGTCGGCTTGTCATCCTTTGTGAAATAACCGCCTGTCCAACCGCAGTCTGGCGAACGGTACTGCCAGCGACATGCATTCTTGGTCACCTGACCGAAAGGTAGTTGAACACCTTGGAAATCAAAGGCTGATGCCAATTCCCATTCAATTGAAACGCGGCTTTCATTAACCTTTCGATCAATAAACCAAATTTGATCTGGCAAATGTTGCGTTGGGTCGGCTTCGGGATTTCCATTAGGAAAGTTCACTTCATCAAGGAAGCGGCCAAATGTACGTTTACGGATAACCTTGCATCCAATAAGGTTGTCCAGCTCCGCCGCAAGTGACGAAAATAAGCCACTTACGTTTGCCAGAATTAGCTTAGGCGTAGGCAAAGTGCCCTGACTGCTTACATCAAAGTCACTTGCTTCAATAGGCAAAGGGTCATAGCGTTCTCCCTGCCAGTAGATCGGTTGGTGAAACGCATTTACGCCAGAACAAAAACGAATAACATCGCCGCCAAATTTAGTTGTATCAATAACAAACAGTTCAACTTCTGCTGTTGGTGACAACGATTGAATTTCAGCTACAGCGATTTTCTCGCCCATTATTCATAAACCTCTTCAAGCACTGCGGTAATCTGAAAAACACCAAATTTGATTTGATTCATCTTCCATTCGCGGCAGACGAACTTGCCCTTTTTGCCTTGTGGGTCAATCCAATCAAACGCGGTTGTGCCATTGGCTTTGTTAAGAAACTCGTCAATTTCATTTGTCGTTTGCAGGTTGTTGGTAAAGGTGCAGTTCCATACCCGCAAACTTGGGTTAATAGAATTTGGAATACGAGCTTCGTAGCCATCATTAAACTTGACCGTAGAGACGGAAGGTTTTTTCGACTTTTCAGCGCCCAAATCGGGCTTCCAAATAAATTCCATAAGACTCAAAATGAAATTAAGCGCCTACCTAATTATAAGTAAGCGCTTACTAATATTAAAGGGGGTAATTATATTATTTCTTATATAATTTTCCTCCCGGTCTGCTTTGTTTGTCCAAGGTGCTCATGACAATGGCTTCGACCTGCTTCGCCATTTGTTTATATTCTTGAGCATCACCGCCAGATGCGCTTGTAGAAGAGCTTCCATCGTTGTTTACGGTGATTTGGATTTGAACGTGATTTTGCATGACGTTTGAAGCGTCACCCGCTCCCAACATGGAAACACCGAGTCTGCCCGATGAATCGCGAGTAAGCGGCATGATTGCTTCTGGCCCTGCTTCTCCCATCAGACCGTTTGCAAAACTTCCACCCTTGGCAAACATAAACGGTGTAGGTTCATTCACGATAGAGTTGGTAAAAATTCCACCCTTGGCGAACTGTGATGTACCACTCCAACCTACAGCGCTGTTGAAGCCACCGCCGACTTGATATGAAGCACCGCTACTAATGTCTCCAATACCTGCTCCTGCACCGCTGTAAGCTCCATAAGCGGCCATTCCGACTTGGAACAATGTACCTAACCAGTTACCGCCCGATGAGCCGCTGGAAGCTGTGCTTGATGCTAACAGGCTTGTTGCCCATTGGAACAAAGCATTAATTGCCTTACTGATAGCATCTGACGCAAAAGTCCAAAGACCCTGTGATGCGCTGCTGACATTTTCCCATAATGAACTTAATCCTTGAGTCAGTGGATTTAAGGTAGCGCGTAGTTTGTCAAATAACGGGATAGTGTCAGTAATTTCAGTATTGACCGCAGCACTTGTAGATTCGCCTGTATTTGGGTCAACAGCCGGAGCATAAGGACCTAAACCGCGCCATCTATTTAGCAAGTCTGATGCCCAGCCCATTCCGCCAGCAGCTTTACCGCTCAATAAGGATTTACCAAGATCAAAAATGGATTGGTTACCCATTACGTTGGTAATTAGCTTGCTTGCTGAATCTTTTAAAAAGACTTTTGCATAATCGGCAAAAATATCAGATCCAATTTGACGCCAGTCTAAATCCTTGAAACTCATCCGTCCTGTAATGAGGTCGGCAACTGAGTCGATAGCACTTTCTGTCCACTTCTGGTTAATGCTTTCAATACCGACTTTCAGATCACGGTATTGGCGTAGCATCTGCTGTGTTGCGGATTCAGAGGCACGAACACGCTTTTCATTTTCAAGCATTAAGCGCTTGGTGAATTCCTCTTCAGCCAGCTCTTTGGCTTTGATGAGTTCTGCATATTCCTTCTTGGCAGTCTCATCGTTTTCCATCATGGTTTTGGTAATCTGAATCCGCTTTTCTAGCGCCTTACGCTGCTCATTGATCTCCTTGGCAACTTCATCATACGCATAGTCGGCAGAAGATTGACGTCGATCAACTTCACTATCCATTAGGTCAATGGAGAGTTGTTTATTGATGTTTTTAGACTCATAAGCTTTGGATAAAGTGTCCTTGGCCACCTGATGGTTAAGCGCAAAGTCTTTAAGGTCGTTGTAACCGCCTGCTTGAAGCGCCATTGGGTTACGCACTTCATAACGGGCGAACTGACGTTCCAAAGCCATCAAGGCATCAGACTTCTTGGCGTCATTCTCGACAAACTGATCAAGGACATTTTTAAAGTCCTCATCTGTTGAAGCCGATCTTTCAGCGGCAAACTGAATTGATGCCTTGTAGTCATCGGCCATCAACTTCTTCATTTGAGCGTTAAGGAACTCATTGACATGTTGACCTTTGTACATGCCGTCCCAGTCAATTTGATCCTTAGTCCAACCCGTATCAGGATTGTATGTACCCTTCGTGAATGGACGTGAGCGTGGGTCATTATTGTCATCCCATTTGCCGCTCATCCAACGCTCGATAAAGTCGTTCTTCGCTCTCTTGAGGTAGTCAACAGGCTGACCGAGAATTTCACTAATATCAGTCTCGCGGTCTTGAGCGCCCAACAAGGCTTTCTCAACATCAGCACGATATAGGTTGTTCCATTGGCGATCGTAACCTCGTCCAGTTTTCTCTTTAGGCGTTGATCCTCCACCAGATCCAATTGCCGGTGCAGAATAATCGGCAAGATTTGATGGTGTAGGTAATACGCTTCCGGTAGAGGACGTTGATGCAGATTTGGCGGCAGCTTCTTGCTTCTGTTTGTTTTTTAGAAGCTTGGCGTTCTTTTCAATTTCCTTTTTAAGAACGACTTGTCCCGCGTATGGACCTTTCTCGATATAAACCAGCCCGCCTAATTTCATGCCGCGTCTGTACCCGGCAAGCATATCGTCAATTTCTTTTAATTGCTGTTTGCCACCGTCAAGCGCATTCGTTAAGAAGCCTTTCCCCTTTTGTACAAGCTCCCGCTTCTCAAGCAATTTGGTGATTTTCTTGCCAAGTTCACGGGTTGCAGGTGTTGAGGTAAAGCCACCGCCCTCTTCTGCTGACACCCCTTTAACTGGAATTTTTAAAACTTCGCCTTTGTAGTTCTCTAAATCACGAAGGTTGCGACGCGCATTTTCCGTGTCAATTCCTAATTGAATTAGCGCGTTATTCCAGATTTTGTGCAGACCTTTCAATCCTTCGATCAGGTCGTCACGTAACCCCTGAACTAAGCGTTGGAACGAGCTTCTTAACGGGGTTTCATTCTTGTTGACGCTATCGAGCCAAGAAATGAACATTTGGCCCACAAGAAGACCCAAGCCAACCCAGCCTGCCCAGCGCAACATTCCACCTAGAATGCCAAGCACACGGGTACTCATATTGGCAACTTTAGGCACAACATTTTTTGTGCCATCGCCCATTTTTGAAACCGCCTGACCTAAGTTATTTGCCGTGCTTGTTGCTGTAGCCAACTGGCCAGAAGAAGTTTGGGCAATTTTGCCTAAACCGCCTAATGCCGGAAGGAATGTGGATACGAGACGGCTAAGAAGGTTTAGCTTCCCAAAAAATAAACTTGTCGCTAATGTCAGAGCGCCAAAACCTACACCTAGCCCTGTCACAATGGCAATTGCCGGGTGTAGATTCATCAAGTTTGCAACGCCGTCTACCGCCTTGGTTAGACTATTAACGAATCCTGTTAAAACAGGCAAAAGCGGAGCAAACGATTCAGCTAAACGACCTAATGACGCCATTAGGTTATCTGTGCTGCCCTTCAAGGTGTCTTGTGCAGCTTTTAGTGCTTGCTGACTTTCTGCTGAACGCTTAGCGCTTTCTGCCACTTCATTTGCGCGGTCGATGAAGCGTTTGTCTAGCATGGTGGTCAAACCGTCTACGGTTTTATTTGACCAACCCATGCCTGATGCCCAGCGTGTAAAACCTGTGCGCTCAATCTTGTTTTGTTCATTAGGGTCAACAACCTTGCCTTCGCTGTTGATCATCTGACCTTTCTGGTTGTAGGTCCAACGCTTGGTCCCTTCACCAAAGAAGCGGGCAAAGTTATCTTCACGCATCATGTAATCAAGAATTTGACCGCGTAAAGATGAGAAGAACTTAACCGGATCTTCACCCATAGACTTCACGTCCTTGAAGCCTGCGTTCTTCATCATTTTGGTAAATTCTTTGATATTTTTGGCGTTTTCCCTGAACGCCTTTTCAGCATCCCCATCTTTGAACTCGTTAAGGATGTCGGCGCCCATAAGATCGGTTACAGCCCGGTTGGTAATAGTCTTACCTGAGCCGTATAGACCCATCATTTTGAGCATCGTACCGACAGTAGCGATACCACCGCCACCACCATTACCACCACCTGCGGTCTTGAACTGTTCGCCCAAGGCTGCGATTTTTAACCAGCCATCGGCTGAGACGTCAGCTCTCATGCCGCCCATGTTACGGGCAATGGTTTCAACGTCGGCGATTTTGATTTTGCCGTTTGAAATATTGGAAATTTTTAACAGTGTCTCGAATGACTTGTTAATTTCGTCGACGTTGTTCATTACTTGTCGAGATTCAGCGAATCCGTACAAGTTTTTTACAAGATCACTGTTTGAGCCTGTTTCGTTACCAGTGGCCCGCAAGATGTGAGCTACACGGGTGGCGGTTGCTAAAGTGGCATCAATAGTTTTTTCATGGTTGCC